GGTGGAATGACCGAAGGGAATGGAACCTGCGGATAGTGACAGATACTCTCTTATCGTCCCCGAAGGGGGCGAACAGGGGCAAGACTGGATGCGGTTCGCCCCCTTTGGGGACGCTTTTTCCCTACTATTGGTTGTCCGCAGGTTCCATGACCTTCGGTCATTCCACCAGCGGTTATTGAAAGTTGGCCCCCTTCGGGGACCGGAGGTTACTTGCGAAACTTGATTTTTTATACGATATTTGCATCTAGAAAAATCTTTTCATCACCCTTATATGATGATATAATGCGTAATGGAATAGCTGTATAAATAAAACAACAGCCCCCAGCCTACTTTCTCAAGCGGGCTGGGGGCTTATACTTTTATACGAAGGTAAAAAACATTCAGGCGGCTTCCGTTTACGGCGCATCCACGAAATCGGGGGAACGGGAGATCTTCACCACGATGGGGCGATGGCGGACCAGCTGCATGCGGAGACGGGGCAGAAGCTGATCGTAATGCTCCTGACTGCGGATGAGGAAGCCCAGATGAAGGCACTCGCCCACGATGATGCAACGGCGGCGCCAGCCATGAATGCCATTCCCCATCGACAGAAAAACCTTCCTGTTTTTCTCCTCCGGAACACAATCTGATTTCTGCTCCTTAGCACAATCTGCTTTCTGCTCCAAACCGCTGCCTATATCCTCCTTTCCACTATATATATAATAAGGTAATGCCGATGCCTTGTTGCGGCACATGACATACTCCCCCTCGGGCAGACTGCCGGTATCCTGCTCCAAGGTATCGCAAACGTGCTGACCATCTATCAGCAACCTGCCACTTACGGCATGATGATATCTACCAAAACGAATGATTTTAATCTCCATGATCTTACTCTTTTAATTGTTTTCAGTACGAATGAAATATTTAGCCTTAAGGGTAAATATATTTAGCCTTAAGGGAAAATATTTTTTGCCTTAAGGATAAATATTCTTAGCCTTCAAGAAAGGGGGAATCATACCCCGTCGGGCTCCCCCAGATAGTAGAAGATGTAATCCACCATCTTGGGCGAGAAATCATGAACCGATGGCGTGTAGCCCAGTTCCAGCAGTTTGGCATAAAGCGGATGACATCCCTTTACCCAATCCATGAACTTATCCCTTGCCGCATGCCCATTCTGCTTGCTGTGGGGGAAGTAGAGATGAGCAAGCTCCTGCTTGCCCATCATTCTACGTTCTACGAAATGTTGTTTTGTAACACTCATCTAGTTTAAGTTTTTAGTTATTGATTCTGTTCTGATGGCAAAGTTACATAAAAATTCCGTTACTTGTATCAAAAAGATACATTCTTTAAGATTTACATTTCAGATGTAACAGTGGCTGAAGCGTGGTGGCATCGAAGCATGGGCATGCTTTCTGCACACCTGGCAGGTCGCGATGGCCCAGCACCTTGTGGATGGTAGGAAACTGCTGCTTCAGTTGCACGATGAGTTTCGCCATCGCCTTCTTCTGCTCCTCGGTGCGGGTGTCGGCTATCTGTCCCTGCTCGTCGAGTCCTCCCTCGTAGCAGATGCCGATGCTGTGGGCATTGTGCCCCTTGGCATGTGCGCCCATTCTCTCCAGAGGTCGGGTGGTCTCCACTCTGCCACTTCGTGTGATGTAGAAGTGGTAACCGATGTAGCGCCAGTGGTTCACCTCTACATGGTCGTGAAAGAGTTGCTGCACTGGGTAAGGGTGGTTGCAGCGAGTAGCGCTGCAGTGAACCACAATCATTGTAATCAATCTAGCCATAATCTTGCATTTTAAAGTTAATAATCTACGATGTCCATTGGTTTGAACACTGCAAAGTTACAAAATCCGTTTTTGAAGTACTGACGCTATGCGGCGGTTCCCGACGATTTCCGCAAGCGGGGCTTGTTTTTTACGTTTCCTTAACTGGTTGCTTTTGATAAGAGAGTTGAAGATTTTCCTTGGCTGGTTACATCTGATAAGAGAAATTTATGGATAGTTACCCCGGATAAGAAAAGCGGAAAAAGTATTACCTGCCGACAGTGGAAACCCTTACCTTTGATCAGATTCCCGGGAGGGACTGTTACATCTGATATGAGGAGAAAAATATATCTACCTATCAATCAGACGGTTATCAGCGAAAATTGCGCTTCTAGAATTATGATTATATGATATATAGAGAAAAAAGAGAGAAAGATGGTCATGACGGTTTCGAAGTTTTTTTCGGTAAAAATGAAAAAAAAACTGGTAAAAACTTGTTTGTTTCAAAATAAATATTTATCTTTGCAGCGCACTTTGGTTGTAAAAGACCATTGGCAGACATAGGGCAGGCTATCAATAGGCTGCCAACGTTGCAGAGTTTATCTCTGAATTTGAAGCAAAAGCCTCTAGGAAAAGGTTCGGCAATAATTCCTTATCCTAGGGTATCCAAAAATCAAATTCAGACTAGAGCATTCGTGCGCAAACTCATGATATGACATGGGGGTGCGACAAGCGAAGATTTCTGGTCTGATTCGACGATTTTTGGATAAGTACCAGAAAAAAAATGCCGAATAACACTGGTGCATACTTTCGCTCGTCGTATCCCCATGATTTTTTTCATTGCCACCCCCACTTTATATAAACTATCCTAATTATGAGGACAATGAAAAGAATAAACAACTTTTTTACACTTACCGAAGCCACCGAGCTTGGTACTCATTGCGCCCTGCACCACAGCTACAGCCCGCAAGAACAGAAGTATCTGTTCAGACTTGATGTGTTTGACCAGAAGGAGATCAGACTGGCTATCAGCCAGAAGGCTCACCATGGCGAAATGGATTTCAGCGCTTTTGAGCGCATTGACAACATGCTGCGCCTGGAAGTTCCTTACAAGGCATTGGAGCCTTGCAAGTCGCATTACCGCAACCTGGAGAAGGCGTTGAAGGACATCGGCAAGAAGCCGGTGGGCATCCCTTATACCGACTCTTCGGGTTCCTCTCCTACCCTGTGTTACAGGGAGTTTGCCTATCTTCTTCGCTACGTGAGGGATCACAAGGTGGGTCAGGAGAAGAGAGTTATTCTGGAGATGCCGATAGAGGTGGCGAAGTATTATTTCGCCTTGGATTTGGGTTATTTCAAGGTGTTGCCTCAGGTTTATGAGTCGTTCCGCCACCAGTCGGCCCGCTGTCTTTATCTTCTGAGCGAGAGTCGCCTGAAGCAGGGTTACGTGAAGTTTCGTCCTGCCGAGATTCTGTCTCTGCTCACCAGCAAAACGGTGTATCGAGGCACGGGGAATCTGGAGTATTTCCAGTTGTCCGTGGCTGAGGAGGAAATCAAGAATGCTTACAATTATAATCTTCTTGATTACATTGTCATTCATACGATAGCCACCTGCCGCAATCAGGTGGTTGGAACTTACGGGAGTCTTGTGATATTTGAAATCAAGTTTCGCAACGAGGATGAGAATGCGCTGAAGCCTGCAGACAGGGAGGAGTTGGTATTCATGAAATTCAAGCTCAGAAAAGTACTTACCGAAGCTCCCTGGAATGTAAACTCCAAAGTGGCGTATGACTTGAGCGAACGCCTCACCCTGGAAGACAGGGACCCCGTGAATCAGTGTTTCAAAGCAGCCTATAGGGCGATGGCGAAGCATCAGGTGGATACGCCTCCGGCCTATATCGTGAAAAGTCTGGATAATCTACTGAAGAAGAACTAATCTACGCTAGATATTCATGTTTTTCTGATGAACTGGCGAACATTCCTTGTTTTTGGGCTCAAAATTTTGTATCTTTGCATTGTCGTTGAAACACAACGGCTTGCAGAGATACAAACAAAGGATCTGCGATTTTATTGAACTAAAAACTTAAAATGTTATGGGAATTAATGTAAAAGCAGTGGAGCGCAAGATCGCTTATTTGAGTAAGGAGAAGGATGTGTACATGTACGTGATGCAGCCTATGTTCTACAACAAGCTCACCCCGGAGAAGGTGATTCAGGAGGCTGCCATCCGTGGCGGACTCACCACCGCCGTGATGAAGGTGGCCTACTCAGCCTTGAGCGAGGTGCTGAAGGCATGGGCCACAGAGGGTCACTCGGTGGCTATCCCGGGTCTGGGCACCATGCGTTTCGGTCTGCGTGCCGATGCGGTGAAGTCGGTGGATGAGGTGAGCAGCAAGCTCATCACCCTGCGCCGCGTGATTTTCACCCCTAGTGTGGAGATTAAGCAGGAGCTTGCCAACACGAGCATCAGCATCACCTGCTACGACCGCAACGGCAAGATTGTGAAGAACGTATCTTCCAAGGATTCGAATGATGTGGAGGATACTGAGGGCGACGGCAAGGAGAACGGCGGCACTACTGGTGGCACTACTGGCGGCAACACCGGGGAGACCACTGGCGGCGGTTCGCAGACCGGCAAGGACGAGGGTAATGGCGACTCTACGGATGTAACCATCTAGAAGACAGCCCCCCAGAGAGCGGGGGCTCCTCTCTCCTGTTCTATTCACGTAATTATCAATCACTAAACGGAAAAGCCTATGTCGAAAGAAAACTGGAAACTTGTACTTAAGGTTTTGATTTCGCTTCTCACAGCCATCGGCGCCACGCTGGGCGTAACGAGCTGCATGTGAAACGGATAGATGGATATGCAGAAAAAAAAGGTGGACTGGTCGTTATGACTAGTCCACCTTTTTTCGTGATTCCGTTGGGGTTCGAACCCAAGACCCACAGCTTAGAAGGCTGTTGCTCGGAATATCAATAAATATCTAAGCAATAGTAGCTTACACTACAGGTGAATAATCATTTTGCGGCAATTTTGCGACATTTTTTGCAAGCCTACTCCACAGAACATACAAATATACTTTACATTATCATTTCCTTTTCTGCTGATATTCCACAACTAAGAGCTGCTTCACATCTACTAAATCCAACTCTAAATCACGATAGGTAGGATTAAAGGAACGCAATATAAGCTTTCCATTATTCATATCCAAGTCAATGATACGCTTCAACAGAATACCTTCTTTATGAACTATGATATATTCCTTTCCGTCTATATGAAGTCCATTGCTCTTGACCATGTAGTCAGGGCAGACTTTACATATAACGATGTCTCCATTCTGATAAGCTCTAGACGAGCCATCATCCATAGAATCACCGCTTACCTCGAATGCTACGTACTTTTCTTTATCTTCCTTTACAATAGGGATTGTAGGGAGCGATGATATATATACATCATCTGCATATCCGCTGAGATAACCTGCATAAGCCATCTGTGGAACAAGAGGAACAAAGCTGACGCTTGAATTGATATTCGACTTGATGTCGTCATTAAACATCTTTCCTTCTCCAGTCTTAAGCCAATTCAAATTTAGCTGAGGGTAAGCCAAAGAGATATTCTTCAAGAAAGTCTCGCTAGGCATATCCGGCAACCTGTTAATTGCACTGGTATAGCTCTTACATTTCCGCAAGAAGAATGTAGTACTAATTCCCATCTCCGTACAGAATGGCGCAATTCTGCTTTTGTAGTTGTTGAATTTTTCAATATTAGCCTCCGGCTGCAACATTTCACCAGCTCCATTAGCTAGCCAATCCATATTAAGATCTGGGAATTTAGAATTTACTCTATAAGATACCCTTGCCGTGAACACACCATTTTTCCCTATGATTGGAAAGTTAGAGGCCACATCGGCTTTGTCGCAAAATTCACGTTTGGTAATTCCTTTATATTTAAGATACTCACGCAGTCTAGTCTTTGCGTTTTCGTTTTCGCTTACCTTTATAGGTGAAGAGATGAACATTTCCCCCATTCCTGTCCTAATATAACTTGGATTTACCTGCGGAAATTTTCTCGTTATAGCTTGCAAGCTTTTGGAAGATACACGATTAGTTATACGGCTTACGAAGCCATGTCCTAAGCCTACGGTCTCCTCGAATTTTTCATTTGAAGTGTAACCCAAAGCAGTGATTACAGCCTTCAGTCTTTCGTATGCACTATTCATAACCTAAAATTTAATACGCAGTAAGCGCATGTGTAACTTAATTTATGTAAACATTTAGAGTTTAAAGATAATAAAGGTTAATATAGTATATTTAAACACTAATTTATTTGCATATTTGCGATACTTTTCTTATCTTTGCACTCGTAAACATTAAATATGTTGCAAATATACATAAAAATATCGTAACTTGCAAGAAATTTAATATATTTTTTGTAATATTACATAAAAAGGTGAGACACACCATAAAAACTGTAGAAAGAATATGTCATTAAGCGAGATTAAGCAATTAGTATCAGTCGCATTTCAAGCGGGACGGATGGATGCCCAATTCGAAATGGGCTTGCGTTCCGACAAGATACGCAGAAAGGATGCCGAATGCTATCTTGCATCAAAAGGATTCGAAAAACAGATGATTGACAAATGGGTCAAGAATAGGTTAATGAAAGAATATGTAGGTGAAAGTAAAAACTCACCTAGATATTATTCTCTCAAAGAAATCAATGAACTTGTTGTTTCTTGTCAGATAAAGAAAATGATTATTTAAAATATACGACTATGGCAGAGAATGAGACAGCGAAGCCTGTAGAAGGGCAGAACGTAGAAATTAAGGATTATGAGTTTCGCCTCCTTGATGCGGATGAGATAGAAGTCCGTGTCGGTCAAGGTGGTAATCAGAAGTCACCGGACTGGTGTTCCTTGTTGCTTTATAAGGACGCAAGATGTGACATGAGACGATTAGATGAGAAGTTCGGCATCTATGGTTGGAAACGTAAGCATGAGCTTATTGGTCAGAACCTCTTTTGTACGGTTTCCGTTTATAAAGAAGGTATCGGTTGGATAGATAAACAAGATGTTGGTACACCAAGTAACACTGAAGCCGTTAAAGGTCAAGCAAGTGATTCTTTCAAACGTGCATGCTCTTGTTTAGGTATCGGTCGAGAATTGTATACTGCTCCCAAGAAGATATTCATCAACCTCAACCGAAATACCGAATATTCTCAAAGCGGAAAGTTGAAGACAATTTTCCATGTAGGATATGTAGGTTATACTAACAGATGTATAACAAAACTCATCATTCAAGATGAGAATAACATTGTACGTTGGTATTGTGGCATGACCGAGCAAGAAGTTCTTGAATGGATGAATAAGCAGAAAGAAGTATATGGATGCTCCGAACCAGCTCCAAAGAGCGAGGAAGAAAAAGATGAAAATCTTAATGAGCAAAAACAGTATGCTTATCCACAATTGCAACAGGCTCAGATTTGGGAGGACGTAGATAGAGTTTGGAACGGATTTCCAGACCTTCAGAAGTCCGAAGAGTTTAAACGAAAATGTGCATTACGAAAGATGGAACTCGCACAGAGCAAGAAGGATTTAAAAGCAGTTTATGATGCTTATCCAGAATATCAAAAGAATGCAGAGTTCTTAGCTAAGTTGACACAATTTAAATCAAGATTAGTATGATACAATTGAATAACAGCAGAGTCCTTTATGAGGACTCCACACACCAGTACTTTTATGATGGTCGTGAATTGAGTGGTATTACAGGTATGCTTCATCAGTATGTCTTCCCCAACATGTACTCTAACGTAAGCGAAAAAGTATTGAAAAAAGCTGCCGAAAAAGGCACTATTATCCACGAGCAGGTTGAGTTGTTTGCTTCATTGGGTATAGAGCCAGCCTCAGAGAGTGTCAAGGCTTTTGTTGCTTATATCAAAGAGAAAGGATATGAGATTATTGGCAGCGAATATGTCCTTCGTATCGGAGAAGACCATGCAAGTGCAATCGACTTGGTGATGCACAATGTTGATGCACCGGACAATGAGGTTGAGATTTGGGATATTAAGGGTACTTATTCCGTTAATAAGGAGTATGTGCGTTGGCAGAACTCAATGTATAAGTTCGGTTTCGAAACATTGAATCCTCATCTGAAGGTTACACGTATATGTTGTATGTGGTTGCGTGATGACGAGAAGCGTGGAACAATCTGTAAACTCATCCCATTAGGCAAGCCAAGACCAGCGAGTGATGTTAAAGAATTGTTCCGATGCGAGAAAGAAGGTCGTTTGTATTGTGATGATGCAAAGACACCTTATTATATTATAGATAACGAAATCGCACTCATGGACGTTCAAGAGCGCATTGCTAAATTGCAAGAACAGGAGAAGGAGTTGAAGGCAGCTATCTTTGATGGTATGTCAAATGACAACCTCACTTCTTATAAAACTTCAATTTACACTTATTCTTTGAAGTCCGCTTCTGAGAGAGTTACGTTAGACACGAAGGCTTTTGATGCGGATGATGAAGAGGCTTACAACCATCTATTGGAAAAGTACAAAAAGGTAACTAAGGTAAAGCCTAGTTTGACCTTGAAACGAGTTGGATAATTTATTGTTTTATTAAATATTTTAAGTTATGGCAAATAGTTATAAGGGTAAGATTGTTGCTATCGAAGGCATTCAATCTATTCAGAGACAAGGTAAAGAACCATTTGAAAAGAGACGTTTGATGCTTGATGCAACACGTTTCGATGGTTTGACAGGTGAACGTGGCTACGAAAAGCGCATCATCTTTGAATTCAGTGGTAAGAATGTACATGTTCCGGATGGTTTTAATGTCGGGGATATTGCTGAAGTATTCTTTGACGTTGAATCATATCAAGGAACGAAGAAGGATGGTACAACAGATTGGTTCACATCGGTTCGAGGCTACAAGATGCAAAAGATAGAAGCACAGAACAATGCGCCACAAGGTGGAACGCAAGCTGCCGCTAACAATCCTTTTCCACCACAAGCTCCAGCCGCAGGTGCAGCCCCAATGCCACCAGCGCAGCCAAGTGGCAATAGCGCATCTGATGCACCATTTTAAACTTATTATGGTGGAGAATTAAGTTTCTCCACCTTTCATTAAAGAAAGATGGTATATAATATGTTGAATCCGGTCGAGCTTGAAAAGTTCGAGGAACGAACCAAGGCTATGATAACCAAAGCCAAGAAACTACAAGGTGATTATTATAATGAGAAGTTCTTTGTTGTTGACCTTAAAGAGAGGCAACAATCTAGGACAATCCAGCAGAATGCTTATCTGTGGGTAACAATCACTTACGTAGCTATCGAAGAAGGATATACTAAGGACTATATCGAACAAGAGTTCAAACGTGTAAATAAGGATGTTTTTCTTAGGGAGCGTGAGAATAAGCAAGGCAAGACCTTCCAATATTGGAGGCACATACCAGACCTTGATAAAGAAGAAATGTCTTTATGTATAGACCGATGGCTTCATCATTGCTCTATGGAAAGAGGATTATACATACCGACTCCGCAAGACCATGCTTATATGGTATGGCAGACGCAGGTGGAGAGGCAAGCAGAATTAAATAAAGAGTTTTTATAGGATGCTTGGTGTCGTAGCTCAGTTGGATAGAGCAAATGTTTCCTAAACATTAGGCCGTGAGTTCAAACCTCACCGATACCACATTCTCTAACATAAAAAATAAAAAATATGAAATCATTAACAGGAAAGTATTTTATCGTAGGTGTTCGTTATGAGAAAACTTTAGAAGATGGAACGAACGCCAAGACTACTGAACAATATGTTGTAGATGCCTTGTCATGGTCAGAATGCGAGGCCAAGACAACCGAGGAAATGGCTGCATATACCAATGGTGATATGGAGATTGTCACTATGAAGAAAGCTGGTTTCTCGGAGTTGTTCCTTTCGGAAGTTGATAGTGAGGATAAATACTACGATTGCAGTATTAACATGATTACTATTGACGAAAAATCAGACAAGGAGAGAAAAACAAAGGTTCGCTATCTTGTACAGGGTGATACCATTGAGAAGGCACGTAAGAATGTTGATGAGATTATGGGTAATACTATGATTGATTACAATATTACAAGCCTTAAGGAAACATCAATCATGGATGTATTCCTGCATAAAGATAAATAGAAAAAAATAAGAGCAGAATTGCTTAAAGTGTTTAAAATTAAGGGATATGATTTCATACAAGTACAAGCTATATAGGACAAAGAAGACGAAGCATTTGGATAAGATGCTCCGAGAGGCTTGCTATGTTTGGAATCATGCGCTAGCCTTGCAGAAGAGGTACTATAAGCTGTACCGCAAGTACATTCCAAAATTTACGATGTTTAAGCATTTCTCTAAGCGATATAAGCCAGCTTTGCTTAATAGTCATACCGTGAGGGAAATCTTGGATAGATTAGATGTAACTTACAAGCGTTTCTTTAAACATGATGCAAAGCGTCCACCTAAGTTCAAAAAGATGGTTGAATTTAGTTCGTTCGTCTTTATGGATAATGGCTATTCCTTCAGTGGAAACGTGTTGACGATAAACAAGATAAAGAAGTCTTTCAAATTCTCTTTGAGCCGTCCCTACGTTGGCAAGGTAAAGAGGGTAACTGTCAAGCGCAACAAGCTGGGCGAATACTTCATTGTCCTTTGCTTGGACAAGCAAGCCGAGCCTTACGGAAAGTCACGCAATGGTGCATCCGTGGGCATCGACTTTGGTTTGAAGAAGTACATGACTTTGAGTGATGGGCGTGAGATTGACAATCCCCAGTTCCTTAAAGCTGACTTACAGGAGCTTAGGCGCAGGTCTCGCAACCTCTCGAAGTGTAAGAAGGGCAGCAACAACCGCAAGCGCAAGAAGATGGAATTGGAGCGATTGTATCGGGATATTGTGAACAAGCGTTCCGATTTCCAATGGAAGTTAGCGCATGAGTTGTGCAAGCGTTATGACTTGATTTGCTTGGAGGATTTGAACTTGGAGGGAATGACAAAGCGTTGGGGACGAAAGATGTCTGACTTGGCTCATGGTGATTTCGTTGTGAAGTTGGAGCACGTTGCGAAGAAGTATGGCGTTCAGGTTCATAAGATTGACCGCTTCTTCCCATCGAGCCGCCTTTGCACTTGTGGTTACAAGAATGATAGGCTGTCATTGGGTGATAGGATTTGGACTTGTCCTAGTTGTGGTGCTGTTCATCCTAGAGACCTCTTTGCAGCTGAGAATATACTTCGGCAGGGCATTGCCGAATTGGGGAGTGGTAGCAAGTCACCCAAGCACTCGCAAGGGCGCAGCCACGTTAGTCACCCAACAATTCCTTGCAAGTAGCGAGTGAGTATGTCAATCGACCCCCACAGCAGCAACTATGGAAAGAGATTATATTTTAGAAAATATTCAGAGCAAAGGAAATTACGAATTATATATTCCACCTAATGTAAAACATCATGGGTATTTTCCTAAAGGGCACAAGCCTTGGAATAAAGGCATATCTTGGAATGAAATGGGTATACCGAAGGAGAAGCAAGATGCTATGCGCAAAAATTTGGAAACATACCAAGGAAAAGGAAATCCGAAATTAGCCGGATGGAATTCAAGACCAGTAATAGCTATTGACGAATATGGAGAGCAGGTTCATTGGTATAAATCGGCAGCTGATGCTGCAAGGAAACTAGGACTTATCCGTAGGAACATTACGAGGGCTTGCGTAAAAGGCTACTATTGTGGTGATTTTAGATGGAAATACGATTCTAGATTTAACAAAGAATAAAGTTATGGGATATTATGATAGATTTAACAAAGGAGGAAAGAAGCCTAAACACCAAAGGAGCGAGAAGCAAAAGTGGGTTGACAAGCTAGATAGGCTTATGTCGGTTTATATCCGCATGAGAGACTCTAGAGAGTTTCACTATAAGTACTTCAGATGTATCAGTTGTGGACGAATATTGCCAATCGACCAAGCCGACAATGGGCATTATTGCGGACGAACTCATATGAGTTTGCGCTTTGATACACGTAATCAGAATGCGGAATGCAAACGATGCAACAGATTCTCTTCTGACCATCTTATCGGTTATAGAAAGAATTTAGTAATGAAGCTTGGAAGATTGGCTTATTTGCAAAAGCATCCTCACGTTCCTTTAGATATGGAAGAAGTTAAGCGGCTCGGAGAGCAACAAGTTGATTTATTGGAGGTAATGAAACATCAAGCAAAGAATTGGTCGGTGTTTGAATTACAGGAACTCTATAAATACTATGCGGCTCTAATTCTGAAAATGAATGAAGAAAAAGAAAATCAATAAGGTTTAAATAATGTTATCACATCGATAATAAACACTAAATTGTTTGCATTTTCAAATTATTCTTCGTACCTTTGCAATCGTCTTGGTGAGACACACCATAAAAACTGTAAGGTCATTTTTCTATTGGCTTTTGTTATGCATAAGACTTGTGCATTCCTATATAGTAACAAAAGTGATTTCATATTATTTGTGAAATGAAGTTTAAATTAAGACCATATCAAGAAGAGGCAAGCAAGAAGGCTGTTGAGTTTTTCTTGGATGAAAAGAAAAATTGGAACGCTCTAGAAGTGCTTCCTACTGCATCGGGCAAATCATTGATTTTGGCAGATATAGCTGCTAGACTCAAGGATAAAGTGCTTGTGTTCTCTCCTACTAAGGAAATTTTGGAACAAAACTACAAGAAGTATTGTTCTTATGGATTTGATAATGCCAGCATATATTCCGCTAGCTTTAAATCAAAGGAAATCAGCGATGTTACTTTTGCTACAATTGGTAGTGTGAAAGGACATCCCGAATTGTTTACTGACTTCAAGTACATATTGATTGATGAGGTTCATTTAGTGAAACCTGAATCCGGCATGTATAAGGAGTTTCTTGATAAATTAAAGAGTAAGGTCATAGGCTTAACCGCAACACCTTTCCGTTTGTATTCCTATCAGAACTATGGTAGCATACTGAAGTTTCTGACAAGAAGTCGAGACAAGATTTTCAAGGAGCTTATTTACTATGTTCAAGTTGAGGATATGGCTAAGAACGGATATATCTGTCTGCCAAACTATTACTCTTGTCCACCGCCACAATGGAACGAAGGAAACTTGCAACTCAATTCAACTTGCCGTGATTACACTGACCAAAGTGTCAAGCAAGAATATGAACGTGTAGATTTGTACGGATGGTTAGTTAGTGTTGTCAATAGATTACTTAATCCAAAACGAGGTGGACAACGTAAAGGCATCTTGGTTTTTACCAAGTTCGTTAAAGAAGCTCAGATGCTGACCTATTCCATACCTAACTGCGAAATGGTCTGTGGAGAGACACCACCTAAAGAACGTGAGGCTATCATCGAGCGTTTCCGCAATGGGCAGACTAAGGTTCTGGTAAATAGCCAAATCTTGGTCGTAGGCTTTGACTATCCGGAGTTAGATACTGTAGTGTATGCAAAGCCAACACGCTCTTTAGCGCAATACTATCAAGTTGTAGGAAGACTTCTTAGACTATCAAAAGGAAAACAGCCTTGGTTTGTTGACCTTTGCGGTACTTATGATAGATTCGGAAAAGTTGAAGACTTGAAATTGCTAGACCAAAACGGCAGAGGGAAGTGGGTAATAATGAGTGGAAATAAACAATTAACAAATGCATTTTTTTAAGATATGGTAGTAAAATTAGACGAAAAAGCATATAGCTTGGATGCAGAAGAATTGGTCGCTTTCGTCCGTCTGTCATTTAATGCTGACAAAGACGGATATGTGTATGGGAGCAACAAGGAATTATCGGATAAGATAGGTATGTCGGTGGCAAAGACAAAAAAAGCTATTGATGGACTATTTGAGAAACAAATGGTATCTATCGGAAACGGGAAAGTCTTTATTTGGAAACATGAAGACAACATTGAATTTGCTGAAGGTGAAGAATCTAAACCACACAAGAATGAACCTGGACGAATAGCATTGAATAACGTCCCAAGTGTACAACAAGTGGATGATAAAGCAAAGAAGGTTTGCGAATATTTCAATAAGGTTATCGCTGGAAGAGGAATGCCTCTAGTTCATGCCCTGACATCGAAGAGAAAGTCAATGATTAATTCACGGCTTAAAGAATACGGGAGTGAGCAGATGAAACTTGTGATAGATAAAGCTGCCTCTTCTGGATTTCTTAATGGAAGTCATGGATGGATGGCAAGTTTTGATTGGATTATGAGACCAAATAATTTTGTTAAAGTATTGGAAGGAAATTATGATGACAGAAAGCAAGGAACTAATAAAGACGCAGAGCAAGGCTATTATCAAGAGTCAGCCGACCTCGTGCAGCGTCTCAATCAACAGAGAAAAGCAACGAATATTCAATGAGTATGGAACATTCGATGATGTTCTAATGTCTTTCTCTCCATCAAGCCAAGTAGGTAGTAAGATGTCTATCGGAAAAGCTTTTAAGAGCAACGCACCGACACTAACCTATCTTGACCTGTGTTATGGAGAAGGAAGTGCAATAACATGGCTTGTAGCATGGGTTTCAGACGTATATGGTATCTGTGGCTTTGTTAATAATGAGGTTACGGACAATATTAAGATAATGACTGCAAATGCCATAAAGGATGAGTATTATTTCCTTAATCTGAACGAGCTGATTACTTTCTTCAAGATGTTTATTGCCGGAAAGTTCGAAAAATTCTACAAAAAGCCAAATCCGCAAGTCATTACCAAGAGCTTGTACACTTTCTGCTTTCAACGGATGGATGCCGTTAATGCTATGGAAGCAAATATGCAGAAAGAGAAGGAGGCTAAAGAAGATGAGGCTATCAAACAAAATGCTATCACATATGAAAAATGGGCGGCAATAAAAAAAGCTAAAGGAGAAGAAGTCTACATAGAACTTATCGAAGACGATAAAGGCAACAAACTTTTTCGGGTTAAAGCTCCAAAAGCAGACGCAAGGTTAGACTCGGCTTATATGATAGTCAAGAATACTACAAATGCCGATTTCAAGGCTATATGCAAGCTAAGAGAATGTTTCGTTAAGAAATATGGTATAGACCCATACGACTTGATTAGAAGTTTAGGGAACAAAAAACTTAGAGAATATGAAGAAAGAAGAAATTGTCAAGGCAATCATTAAGAACCTTAGAGATGTAAATGGCAAAAAGTTCCGCAAGGATGATGTTCAAGCCATTGTGAATTATTTCATAGACCTCACCAAGCAGTCGTTGCGCAACAGAGACCGTGTTATGATACGTAGCTTTGGAACATTTGTGGTACGACATAAAAATCCCAAGCAAATTAATTGCGTGCGTACTGGAGAGAAAACGATGACAAGGGAGAAAGACCATGTAGCTTTCATTCCGTCTAATGATTTTGACTTAGATTCAATAGTGTAAAATGGAGATAGCAGAAATAGAACAGATTATAGAGGCTTGCAACTTTGATGTTGCTAGCCAGACCCAAAGAGCAGAAACATTCAACGTAATTGACGCTATTGTAGAAATGCGCAAATACGAAGGTCGTTTCAATGCCAAACGTTGGGAATATGAAAATGATAACGGACGTGGCACGATAGAAATATATTCTAAACTCGTTGCCGGAACTCTAGAGGACAAATTAGCAGAGTTTGCTATTACATTATTCTCAATGGCCAATAAGTACAAGATGAATGTCAAATCGTTGAGGCTAGACCCAGATTCAATGAGAGACCGTTCCTTTGAAGACTTAATGATGTCTATGCTGAAGATTGAAATGACACATTACCGAGTGTTCAAGAAGATTATAATCTTGATTGGCATGCTTTGCGGATATTGCATGATGAATGGTATTGATTTGTTGTGGTTCGTTAATAAGAGACTTTTGGTAAACATTAAATAGGCTAAAATATGAATAAGTTAAAGTTAATTTTTACAAGTACGGATTTCGTATCTTATATGAAGAGTACTATGGGTATGTTATGCAAGGTTCTGATACGAATTCCATACCTTGTACTTGTTGGCATAGTTAGTACAACATGCTGGCTTGCCAAGTGTATTGTTAAGTTCTGTAAAGAGAACACAAAGGTAGCGGTGATTATCGGTTTTATCCTTTGCTTTATGTTAATGTTCGTTGAGTTTATCTATTTTAAACTTCAGCTAGCAAAGAGTTCGTATCAGACAAGTGAACTCATAAAGCGGAACTATGAGCTGGAGCAAACCGACAGATACGATATTGGCTTCCACGATGCGATGGCAAAGAACAGAGAAATGTTTACACAAAATATTAAGCCATGACGGATGAATTTAAAGATGCTTTTACAAGAGCACAATCCTTGCAGAGAAGATTCAATCCTGATTACATGAACTCCTTTTCGTTAGCGATTAAATACGATAGCTATTATGAGGAATATATGGAGATTGAATTGAGAACAGATAATGACAAGTTCTTTATTTCTACATTGACATGTGTTTACAAAGAGGATTATACTCTAAGATTAGACGAATTAGAAAAAACAATAGATAAATTATTAACAGATGAAGACGGAGAATAAAAAAGTTATTTTTGTAAGCCTGTTGGATATTATAAGTATTCCATCGGGTAATGAGCATCCTGTAGATATTACGGATTTTCAGCTTAAGCACGATTTCTTTAGAGCGTTGCAAGCAGATGATAATATAGTCCGTGTCAACATCTTAGGATATGACAAGAACCAAGTAATGTATTCAAGCGATATAACATTCGCAAAAATGCTATCGGTTATTACTTACGAAATTGCTATGTATGCTGATAAGGCGGTAGTTCCATATCGCTCTACTGATAATATTGATGATACTTTTGTTGATGCTGCAAAAGGCACCGAGAGTATAGAGTTTCTCAAAGACAAATCTAATTGGCTGATTATTGGGAACGATGATCTGGCTGATAAATTTGGGATTGACAATATAACAATGGAGAATTTCGTCAATGGAGAACTTGGAGACTATTCTGAAGGAACTAAGGCAACAGAAAAGAGATAAACATATTAAACCGGAAATCTTGACTTTGGCAACCATAAAGAATAGGTATGGGAAAGACCCATTACCTGAGTTACGCAATTTATGGGCGAAAGGACTGGTTAAGAATTGTAGAACTTTAAACGATTTAGGCTTTATATATAATGGATAAGGAATTAACAAAAAAGTTAGTTGCACAAGGCAAGGCTTATGTACTTGACTTGCGAGGTGGTAATGTTCCTTACAAGGAAGGTAATGCTGCGGCAGTTGATTTTTACTGCCCACAAGATGTAGTTTTGAACATGCCTTGGGTGAAAATGGGTAGAGGTCACATAAACCTGCATTTAGGTGTAGAACTTCCTAAAGATGTTGGTTTGGATATTCGTTCACGTTCCGGTTTTACGGATAAAGGTATGCTTGTAGATGTGGCTTTCATCGGCAAGGATGAAACACAAATTGGCTACATGACTAATGTTAGAGCGGATATTGATATTTGTCTAGGTTTGGTTGATGAAGACTACAGGGACGATATTGGTGCGCTTTATAGAGTTAATTCCGACCGTTATATGCCGACAGAAGATAGCAAATTTAAACTTGATTCAGATTACGACTATTATGTATTCGTAGTCAAGAAAGGTACTCGTATTTGTCAGGGTGCATTCCGCAAGGTAGAAAATCCAGAATGCATACTTGGAGAGTTGAATATGGAAAATAATCGTGGAGGAGGATACGGACATGGTGGAGCAAAATAACAATGGGTGTTGCGAATATGCTAACAAGTATATCTTTGAGATTAGACATTTGGCAGACATGATTGAATGCAAGGATAATGCCACTTTCGTTTCATCTCTAAGGGAGGACTTCGGAAAGCTCGGATTATTTTCAAGCGCAGCCAATTTCCTTCGTCTTATGTATGAGATTCGTGCATCTTCTGAAGATAAAGAAACCTTACGAAATCATATCAGCGTAATGGCGATGGAAGCCTTGCTTACGCTCTCTTGGTATATTGTCTCTGATTATAACGACATCATCGGGTCGCAAATCGAGCTTTTCAAAACCAAGAATAAGCGGTATGGAAACGCTTTCTCGGAATGTTTCTCTAAGGATGGTTATCCGTATGCATTCGGTCATTTGCAAGAGAAAATTAATCGTATTTGCTCTTTGCTTACTTTGAACGAGGATGCTAAAGAAGAGCCTATTCTTGACAGCTATAAAGACTTGTTGGGATATTGCATTTTAACTCTAATAGAAATAAAATGAAATACAAGATTAAAAGAATTGAAAAAGTTATCAATGGGCAGAGTTCGTTTGAGCACTGCTCGTTGGTAGTTTTCGACATAGAAATGTTTAGAAAACAAATAGATGCAGACGAGGTTAACTTCGTCTATGAAATGTTGAACTAAAAACGGAAAAGAATGAAAGAACCAGACATTGAAATGAATCTAAAGAAAATCATGGAACGCATAAAATGGATTAGAGAAACTAAGGCCATCTTATCCAAGGAAGAAATAAGTCTTTCCATTCCATTGATGCAAGATTTATCGCAAGTAGGCAATATTTACGATAAGTTTATGAGCTATCATGCCGGACGAAATTCCACAATGGTACGCAAGCAATTTATCTTTGTTATTCTTTATCTTTATTCTCCTAGTGCCCTTGGCGGTTCTAAGATGAGAAGAGGGCTAAGAGAGAAAATCGCTAAGGTTTTGGGGTGTACATGTTCTAATGTGAGCCATGATTACAAGAATATCAGTTTCTATTATGTTACTTACCGAAGTTTCCGTAATGACGTGAATGAGATATTGGATAAGCTATTAATAGATTTGGGTTTAAAAGAGATAGGGGAAGAATAGATTCCCCTACCCTTTCTTATTATTGCAACATCAATTGCTGTTTTATGCCTAGTCTATTTGCTTCTTTGCCAAAAAGGTCTAATTTACGTTTTACTTCATCTTTAAACTCCTCGAATAATGCAATTAAAGCCTCTTGCTCGGTATCAAAAAGTGATTCCTCTCTAATTGTATGCTGTTTAGTTCGTTCACAATAGTCGGGTTTGTATTTATAATCTATCCACCAACCTGAAGGATTAAATTCGTTCCCCTCGAACCAAGAAACGTTGCAGCATCCCTTTATAATACAGCGTTGCGGATGTTCAAACCAACCATCTATATACCAAGCAATATCACCATTCCTATATTTGGGGATGGGTCTTTCCTCTTTGTTCGTATACTTATATTTTTCCATATTCTCGCTTTTTATTACTTATAGAAATCCCTATTATAAACACCTGAGAGCTTTTGCATATCTTCCTCTGTTATATAGTATTTTCGATTTAACTGATATTGAATATAATCTCCATACTCTACATCTTTACATGGAAAGAGCTTTCCGTTATCAATTCGTTTAAATACTATATTATAATCTGTCCTCACTCCTTTATTAATAATTGAGAAGTGACTTCCTACAGACTCTCGCTTATCTATTACTTCATACCAAAAAGTTTTGCCTTTATGAGAACTATCATCAATAGCCGCATAAACAACAACTCCTATTATAAAAAGAACAAATAAAAGCTTAAAAAAATAGTTATCTTTTTCCATACACTTAACTCTTTTTTATTTTTAAATACTTCAACTTTGCGAATCGGTATGAATTGTATATTCCACCAAGCGTTTTATACACTTTAGATGTGAAGCACTGAACGCAGCCTGTATAATCATCAAAACCTAAGATGATATACTTATCTTCAAGATAACCTGCCACGTATGCGCCAATGTCCTTACCTTTATAAAGAACTGGTTTTCCACAATACGCATTAAAAAATTCTTTATTTGCCATACGCTATACTATTTTAGTTCATCAAAGTCAAACCACTCTATCTTATCGTAGCATTCGTACATAGTTTCTATACGTTGTGTGCCGTCACCTCTAGTGACAATCCATACATCATCACTCATTGCTCCGTAGTGAAGAGCAGTAGGGTTTACACCGCCACCACTATATCGGAACATTACCCACTTTTTTAATGGTGGCTTCTCTTCCTTTAGGTCGTGCCATAACGATGCTGCGTTCACGTAAGGAACGTTTTCTGTATCGCAATCGGTAGCGTTAATCTTCTCTGTACTGAACGTTACACCATCTAATTCATTGTAATCTACCTCATCCTTGTTGCTACTGATGTTGAGATAAATCTTCTTTGGTAAATTCTTTATTTTCATATCCATAAACTTTATTATATAACTTATTTATTATCTTGCATAACTCCATAGCTTCTTCTTTGGTAAGAAATCTAGGAACGTTACTCCAAATTTCATCTCTTAATTTTTTCGTTATTCCCATAAGCTACTTATTTTGTTAAACTTATCGCCTTTCTAATTCGGTGGTTGAACTTATTGCGGTATTTACACTTGCTCGAATCTTCACAGAACATAAAGCAACCATATTCGTTATAAGCTTCTTTAAACTTCGTTTTCCAATAGGGAGAAGGGTGTTTGCTTGGATAATCAGCATAAGTGTCTGCATTCATTATCTTCTTTGCTAATCTAATCTTCATACGCTATAGTTGCTCCAACTTATTAATTATTTTGGCAAAGCGGTGCATGTAATCAAAGTTTGGATTTTCATCATACTTGCGCACCATTCTTTCATGTAGCCAACGTAGATGCTCCGCATCCTCGTGGAACTCTTTAATATCCTGTTCGTCTAAGACTATTTGTTTTTTCATACGCTATTTCTCTTTTCCGTAATACTTTTTTGATAAGTCATTGAATCGCTCATAATTTGGCAGCTTGGGAGAGATTTCAAACTTCATCGTTCTTACATCATACCCTCTATCAGTTATTTCTTTGACAAAATCTTTAGTAAAGACCTTATCGAAGAGATAATAAGCATCTGTTTGGGTCATAAACCCTAAAGGGTGATAAGCACCAATACAGTTCTCTTTCTTATCCCAATATGCCGTTAGCTTTTCTTTCTTCTTCATCCTTACACCTCCTCCCAGTATGTTGCGAGAATATCTTCGCAAGTGAAATAACTCCAACAACTTGGAAAAATATGAATGAAACCTTCCGAAGAATGTGTTGTTGCTTTATAGAAAATGTTGATATTTTTATCTTTATCTATCCATAGTTTGTCAACTATACCCCAGCCGATTCTTCTCACTTTCTTCCCTTCCTTCATTCTTCTCAGAGCCTCCGAGAAGTCAAATATCTCCTTCTTCATACGCTACTTCTTTTTATGACAAGGACAGCTCTCAGCGTGAATAACGCAAACTCCATGTTTCGTGTCCACAACCAGATAATCGTGTCCTTCCTCAGTGAATACTGACATACCAATTTTCTTTGCAGGTTCATTGCTGTTAGCCAACGAGCGAACGCCCTCAAAAATCAATGCACCTACAAGCAAACACAAGACGAACCAAACGGCTGACTTGACTAAGCTTAAAATCTTATTCTTCATCTTCACACATTTTATTCCATATATTAACACACTCAACGAACTCTTCGACTTCTTCAATACTATTCAATATAATAGTAATGCTCCCATCTTCGTTCCAATGCTGATTACTTACATCTACCATAGTTTTATCCTACTTATCCTTATCGAATTTGTTGCCAATAACCTTAATATACTTAAAGTATAAAGAATAAGGTATTCCATCAATAATAGCAACAAATGCACCGTACATATATTCGATTACTGCTTTTACCTTGATGAACCCCTTATATAAGTCATATATCTCACACTCCGCTATATCTCCTTCCCAAACTTCTCTACCCTTGCAGTCTTTCAGTCCTGTGTACTGGCAGACTGTAGAAGGGTCAATACCAATAACACTATAATCACTCATACTGCTAAAGTTATCTACTATGTAGGCTCTTTCCTTTATCCCAGTAGTACTTTTGATTAGGCTACCTTCAACCCATCCTTTTCCGTCAAGACGTTTTGCCTTGAACTTGATTTCTCTTTTCATAAGCTATAATTCTTCTTTTTAACATAAATTTCAAACCTTACTTATTCTTTTTAAATTCAACACATTCATCCTTCCATGTTAAATTCCGCCCAATAAGCTTTACGATTGTACCTTTAGGCAATTCTATTGAACGCCCTTTATAATAAGCATCACCTGTATCTTCATTGCGACCATCATGTTTAGGATACCACTTTTCGTAGTTTTCACCAACGTATGTTGTACCCCATATATGATTTCTATCTTTTTGTGTATTGCCTCTGAACGGTTTTACATTGAAGATCTTCTCCGAACCGTCTTTATCCACTGCTAACCATGTTCTTGCCATAACTATTCTTCTTTAAGTTCGACAGGTTCATCATCCCAAGATAACTCTCTTCCGATGAGTTTCTTGATGCTACCTTGCGGAATACCAAAGTGTTGATAGGGTCTTTCCCAACTATCTTTCCGTGATACCCACTCATCGTTGTATTTATATGGCTTTACTTCATAAATTGTTTCAGAGCCATCTTTATTCTTTACTACCCATGCCATAACTATTTCTCCTTCTCTATAAAATCACGTCCAACATGTTCTAACAACTCCAAAAAGATTCTGTGCTCATTATAGATAAGAAGCAAAGATGGGCTATATTTACATTGTTCTATCTTACGTTTACAATGAGATACGAGGTAATTATAAGTACTTTCTGATAGTCCCTTAATAGGTTCCACTTTCTTTATATTCAAATCCTCCAACTCTATTTTGTTTACTGCTGCGTAGCCATCTTGTGCCTCCTTACAATAACTCTTCTCGCAAACCCATCCTTTGCAAAAATTATATTCAGAAATGATGTGCTTACGACAATACTCACAGATAGAAATACCGAATTTGTTTTGTAATTCTTTCCTGTTCATGCTCAATCCTCCAACTCTATATTATGTTCATCTGCGAAACTATCTTCTGCCTCCTCGCAATACTTACCCTCACAAAGTGATTCAGGATATGCACGGTTTGTAAAATACTCTTTGCAGCATAATTCACAGATGTCATTTCCGTAATTATCTTTTAACTCTTCTCTAGTCATTACTCATTCTCCTTTCTTACTAAATAGTCGTACATAGGCTTGCGTTTTTTAAGATATTCTTTACATATCTTTTCTGCCTCTTCCTGTGTATCACAAGTTGCCACAACTCTATCGGGATATGTGTCCCAATATCTAACTACCTTAAATTTTGTCATATTCTAGTCCTCCAACTCTTTAAGTGCTCTTAATAATAAAATTTCTGCCCAAGAAACAGCAGATGCTACTTCTGCTGGCGAAGTTCCAATTAGTGATGTTTTTGCAGTATATTTAAGTGCTTCTTTTATGTTTTCAATTGCTTTTTCTTTGCTCATCTTACTTTAAATTAAATTGCTTTGATAAAAACGGATTACTCTTTATGAAGTTTATGATTTCTTCTTCCGTATGAATGCCTTTCCAAAATAATTCGGTATGGTCGCCAACTCTGTCTTCATCTACCGAGAATGGAACGCCATAGTTGGTGTAAACTTCTCCATGATGTTTAACCAAGTGGCGACCAGGATTACTTCGGATATTGTCTATCCAAGCTTCATTGTCACATTCACACCATTTTTTGTATTCGTCCTCATTCAGAGACTCATCAATACCAATAGGGTAGTGTCCGGAACAACCATTTGTACCTAAATAAATAATCTTTGCCATATTCTCATTAATTAAAACCAACCTAGATGGGCGGCTTCATTCCACCCATACTTACCTTTGCGCATTTCATCATGGAAGTTTACTCCACGCTTAATGCGCCACTTGCTTATCTTTCTTTTCTTCATATTCTAATCCTCCTACTCTTTAAGTGCATCATTCACCTTATTGGTGATGAATCCAATTAGGTAGGCATAGGCTTCATCACTTTCGTGGCATAGGCAGATGCCTACCTTTTCCATTATGAAGCACACACAATGGAATATCTCATGTGCCAATGTCCCTTTGTCATTTGCATCAGAAACCCATAAAGCAACCTGACCACTACTAAGTAAGGCTGACCGTCCAATACTTCCTTCGTCAATATCCTTCCACATTTCGTTATATGCTTTATTCGCATCATCATTGCTCAGATGCTCTTCCAGCGATGACTTCAATTCTTCTTTTTCACCTACCACGAAAAGCATATCAATGTTATAGATGTCTATCGGTATTACTTTGTTCATCGCTTATCCTCCTTTTTTCTGTTTCTTTCTATATGCTTTAGTTGTGTAATACTTATATTGCCATATCGTTTATACATACCTTTGAGATATGCAATATAGCTACTTAATGTTATTTTACTTGCATCCATATTCTCTTCTTTTTACCCTCTCCCTTTTACAGGAGAGGGTGGTTAGTTAATCAATCTTTACTATTGCTAAAGGAAGAACATCTTTAATGTTTCCATAACAAGTATATACTGCCGCCATGAAATCTTCCTTAGTAAGAAACTTTTCATCTGGTGGCAATGTTATATCTATTGTAAACTTAATATGTTTCATATTACTTATATTTATATCCCATAAGGGATGGTTAATTACTAAAGTTCATAAAACTCATCCTCTTCATCTTCAGGAAATGGATAAATGGTGAACTGAAAATTGTCTAAATCTTCAATATTCTTATCTGCCATATTAGCAGCTACGATACCAAAGTTATCAGCAATACAAGAAGGAAATTCACCATCCTCTAGTATTGTTCTAAATTTCTCGGCTGTACATTCGTCAGGAACGTTAATAAGTTCTACTACTAATCTTATTGTTTTCATACGCTTTACTTTTTATAGTTACTGCTCTTCTTATACCCACCACTTACAAGCCATTGACCAAATTGTTCAAGACTTTCTATATTATTTATAAGACTCCATTTATCACCTATATCATCAGTTGTATAAGCTATAAAAGTCTTATGCGTGAGCACATTCCAACAGATTTCCAATCTGCGTAAAATGGTTTTTCTAAAATTATATCTTGCTGCCATACGCTTTACTTTTTAAGATTATTATATTTGTCCTTATCTTCATCATAAGGACACTTAAACATTAAAGGACAAATTCCACAAGGTGTTATCTGTCTTTCCTTACATCTACTTCTTGATTCGTAACTCATACGCTTACTTCTTTACCAATTTAAAGATTACATTCTCTCCATCTGAGCGATACTTACCCAAACATTCGAATTTTTTTTCATTAGCACAGTGATAATATTCATCATAAAAGAAACATTCCTCGCATGTACCACATCTAACAGCTTCAATAGTGACGACACATTTGGTCTTTTCTCCAACTTTAAGCTCTTTCACTTTCTTTGCCTTTTACAATATTGTACACTTGTTTTAACTCATCTGTTGATAAGCGTTTGAAATCAAAAGAACTGATAGCGTAGATGAGAGCCTTACGAAGATTCTCTTCTTTAACATCTGATATTTCCTTTTCTGTAGGAACAGATATACTTTTCCTATCCCAGCTATCGCTACCACATTGCCAGCCCGAATCTCTTCTAAATCTAGCGTTATTAGCAATAATTTGAGTCTTTGTCACTTTATCAACCTTGGCGATACGTCTGTAATACCTACTTGTAATTAGTACATCATCACCAACAACCAAATCTTTAAACTCTTTCATTTTCTACCTCGCTTTCTATTTAAAAGTTTCTGACCATATTCCTTTGGAGAAGTTGTTGTATTGACTACAAAATTATCAGGAAACTTTGGCGACATTTGATAAAGGTAGTAACCATCAATATCACGATATATCATTGTTTGCCTCCTTTCTTGATTAAATCAAGTAAGTCTTCCACGAATACCCAATCAGTAAAAGTATATGCTCTAACTATAATTTCCCACATTTCTTGATATGTGTCACAACCAGTTTCATTTAACATGGCGTTCATATCGTAGAGCTTAATATTACTATTCACTTTTGAGAACGCAAGAACCTTTCCGTTGTCATTACGTGGAACTTCGCTGGCAGGATGAACCGAGTCCTTCAAAAACTCCTCATTGATAACCCAGTGAGCACCATCCGTAAAATCTTCAATACTTCTAAGCTGAAAATATGCAGTTTCGTTGAAATGCTTGCTAAGTACTTGTGCCCTTGCTGCAATATCAATTTCTTTATCGTCTATCATAATCTACCCTTTCTTTTCCTTAGTTCTAACATTCTCCTTGTTCTACGGCTTTCCTTGCCACTATGATAGCAAAGACGCTCTATTTCTTGGTCATTACTTTTATAGGCACGAGCTTCATTATCAAATGCTTCTTTAAGAGATATGCCTGAAGATAATATTATATTATTTGCGATATTATCATCCATCATACCTAACCCTCCACATCTTTAGTCGTACCTAACAAGTGCTCGTTTCCTTCGTAAGGAATGCAGTGAAACCAAGCACAACCATTCTCACACATAAAGTGGTTTTCGTCTTTATAGCCGAAGAAACTCGCTTTCCATTTTTGGTCTTTATTATCTCTAACCAACACTTTGTCGAATGGTTTCAGCTCAACCTTTGGCTTCAAGTCCACAATCATTTTATGCTCGCTATCCCAATCTTTATTTTCCTTTGCGAGTGCGTCAAATAACTGCTGCTTTTCTGAGTCAGTGGCATAGCGAAATATCTTAATATCGGATGGAGATAATACTACAGGGCCTTCTCTAAGGTATGTGTCATGTTCGTTAGACTCACATAAAGCTGGACTAAATTTATACTTATCAATTTCTTTCTCTTTTCTAAAGATAGCAATCATTGAGCTTGTATTTATGCCAAGCATATGAGACTCAGCAAAAACTATATCCCCATCCTTGAACTCTGGTAGAGCCTTCTCTACTTCAAGGGTCTGACGATTGAGTTTACCACCCAACTTCTCTTCGAGATCTTCAAAATAATTTTCAACATTGCCACTGGCATTTATTTTACTAAAGTTACTAGTATAATAACTTCTATCAATTACTAATGTTCTATCCTCATAAGTACTTAGGCTATATTTACCTTGAAATTTAGTATAATTTTCATCTATGAATTTTTCAAAGATGACTCTTTGTCCTACCCCTACAAGAACATCACCTTTTTTCCAATCAAATTTATACCAGTTACGCATTTCCTTTGATGGGAAAATAATACACTCTCCATCATCATACAAGTTGCCATTTTTATCAAAAGTACCTTCTCCACCATTCATAAAGCCAAACTTCGAACTATAGAAAGATACTTTGAAACTTTTATCGTCTGCCTCTTTCAACTCACATTTACCACAAGCAGAAGAGTACAACTTGGTTCCTTGTGGCTTATCCTTCAAAATTTTTGCTATATTAATCTTTGCATCCATAATTAAATCGACTTTTGGTTTAAACAATATTGGTAGTGACTCATACTACAATTAGCGTATTTTGATATTTTTGGTAACTCCCCATTATAAGGAGTGACTTTCAATCCATCAATAAAATCGGCATTCTCGGTATACACTTCGGTATTATGCTCATTCATATATACTTTCTGTGCCGATGTAGAATGGCTTTCTGCTCTCAACTTACCAAGTGAACGCCAAACCTGCTTGCGATAGATGAACAATCCATGCAAAGGAATTGTCTTTACTTCTACTTTTGCTCCCATAACCTTAACCATTTAAAGATGATAATAACTATTTGATACCCTTGCGCCCAAATCGAAGCAGCCCACGGCATCCGGCTTTAAGAAGCGTTTCTCTAACTTCTCCAAAGCCACTTTATACTTCTGCTCCATGTGCTTGCAATGAAGTCTCTGAGCTAATTTAAGTTGCTCAACAACACCCTTGCGAGCAACTCTATATTGTTTATCGGACATCATAGCCTTATTCGTTCACATAGTTGATTACTTGCTCTTGACCTTGCTCATGCAAGTTATCGAAAGCGTCTTCTATAACTTTAGCTACTTGGTCGCCATTAAGGTTCTCCAGCATTTCGCTTACAACCTCTATCTGCTGGTCTGTTGCTAAAGAGCAAAACTTGTCAATAAGAAAGCTCTTCTGTGCATGGACGAGCATATCATCGAATAAATCCGATACATCTACACTAACTTTATAATATGCCATAATTTGAAATTTTAAAAGTAATTAGTTGTACCACACATCATTTGGCATAAGAGCCAATTTCCATCCATACTCTAGTTCATACCTTAATAGTTTAAGGTCGTTGCTAGTTACAGATGAAAGTCCAACAAATTTATTTTCGTACTCCATAACCTAATTGTTTAGTTGCCATATTTATAACGCAAATAATTAGCTTCTGAGCCAAAATAAAGCTCAGTGTCGCTCATATTTGCCTCCATCAAGTCTTTCTCTACATCTTTATAAGAAGGCACGCAATCCTTAACTCTTTGGCAGAACAAAGGATATTTTGAAGAAACGTCTTCTCCGTCATCATCATAGATATTAATCTTATCTACATTGTAATTTGGATAAGAAGAAATATTTCCATCTGAATGGATAACCTTTCTACTCTTAACGGACACCACGATTTCAGCAGGTTTGTTAATAGCATCAAACTCGCAAGTAAAATCATCAAGCTGCGCCTCAAAAGCCGCATCATTAATCTTTTCAGATAAGTTTTCAAAAAACTTTTTCATTTTCTTATTACAGTTTTTGTGGTGTGTCTCACCTTTTCAAATTAGTAACCTTGTTTCTTAATTACATTGCAAAGATACAAAGAATATTTGAAACATGCAAATTATTTAATGTATTTTTTTTATCTTTTAACACACTATAATACTGCTAACAAATAATTTGCTGACGTTAACATAAAAACCCCCACCACTACATTATTATATATAGTGATGGGGCAAACACCCAAGGGTATTTTGTCTTTGGGCTACTTTTCTTCCTTATCTTTAATTTCAACGAAATTGCCAATTCCCAAACGAGCCTTGTTGATGCAAGACGCAATCCAACCTATCAGATAGGCAGAAGGCTCGCCTCCGTGCTCCATATCAATAGCACCCTCGATGGCATCGCAGGCGTGAGAAGCTTCATGGCAACAAACTCCCATCCTCATAGTATTCTTGCTTGCAAAATTAATTAATATACAAAACTTCTTATTCGCTTTTTCCCTAACGTTATCGAAGGTCATTGCGTCAGTATTAGAGAAATCAACCCTCAAAAACCCGCCATTTCTACCTTCAAAACACTTGTTAGCGTCCTCTTGGTTCATACCAATAGCGACACACAACCTCCTTGGATAGATAACAGGGTCGTATTCGTAATATCCTTTCTTCATACCTCATCGTTTTTATGTTTCTTCCAACCTGCTTTTGAAAAAGCATACCAAGTATCACAAATATCAAGAGCGAGAATATCGCCTTGGTCTATAATAAAATCGTTCTCAAAACCTTCAACTTTAACATGCATCACTGCTATAGTATCATAAGGCTCGCTACGACCATCAATGCATGCGTTTTTAAAAAGCTTAGTCTTATATACACTCGTAACAATAGGCACTTGAAGAACGTCTGAAATATTCTCTGTGCTAATCTCTATCGACTTCTTAAACTTCTTCATATTCCTTACTATTTAAATTTCTCAAAGTGGAACTCTATTTGTTTATCAAAGTGCTCTTCTATTAAACCATAAGCGAGCGAAATCTTTACTTGGAAAGAAGCCTTACCATTAAGCAATCCTTTAGCCTGTCTTGTAATCTCTGAGCGAAATTGTTCCAAACTCATATCGCGCTTACGAAGATTACAAGACCTGCAAGATGGCATATAGTTCTCCATGCAGTCATCGCCATGAAAAACGACAAACCTTCCCTCCTTGTCACTCCACCGAGAGTAACAACCTCGATTCTTCGGAACAAGATGGTCAACCTGCATATCCTTATACTCTATACTCTTACCGCAATAAGCACAATGCCCATCGTATTTGCGATATATTTTAAGCCTATCTTCTTTTTTCATAATCGTTAATTATATTACCTACCAATATGCCACTTAGAGCAGACTTTGCATAAGTAAGGATGACAGCCGGATTCCTTTAACTTCGAATTCTGATTCAGAAACTCCCAAGCATCTTCTTCACTTTCATAAGTTACCTTTGCTTTCCAAGTATCTCCTTTTCTAACCCAATGCTCAGGATCTGGATGCAAAGGACAAGGAATATTTTTATTTCTTTTCTTCATAACTTCTTCAGAAATTTAAGTTGAAACCCTTCTGCCTTTTTTATTCCTGGGTATAGTTCCGTTAGAACCTCCCATACTCTTGTCTTGTGCCGATGCCACATAGTTACCGGATGCACACGCTCACCACTTGGTAATACATAGAAATCTGCCTTAATGGTATCAATATGCTCATAGTTTGCAGCTTTATATATAGTTCCCTTGTTACCTATGGACGTATCGGCATAAGATATAAGGTACTTGATTTCCTTATGTGTTGCCCTAATATACTTGTGCAAGAGAGAAAGACAAATCGTCTCGCTAAACTTTGGCATATCATCAGACAACCACATTCTGTCAAATTCCCTCACTTGATGGTAATCTAACACTTCGCCCTTTTCAGTCTTGATGTGCGGTCGGATTCCATACCCTATTTGCATAGCACCCCTAATCTTGCCTTTGTACAATACCAAAAGATTCAAGCAACTATTCTTCGTTACCTTGTGTGAAAAGTGATGAGGAACTATGATCGCATCTGCTTGCGCCTTATCGCACTCCATCAGCTTTATTCCCTTTTCCTTGCACTCGTAACCGATAACAAATCCGCAGAAGCCTAGCACTGGAGACTTGTTCAACTTTCTTCTTCTCATATCAATAATACCTCCAAAAATAACGTTTAAAATTGTCTAGCAAATGCTCTATACAAGCTTTGATTTCGCCTTCTCTCAAGAATCGGTTGCAAAAACCTATCAATTCATCACGTACCAACCCACGTTTTAAGGCTTCGTCTCTCATGGCTCTTATAAGAGCATCCGTTGTTTCTTTATTCCCATTTCTTACAACAGGATTGCAACAAAACACCTTGCACATATCCATAGTTTCAAAACAGACTTAACTGCCTACTCATGTTCTTTAATTCGTTATTGGCAAAATCGACTTGTCGCTGGTCTATCTCAAAACCTATATACTTTCTATCAAGATTAACACAAGCCCTTGCCGTTGTACCGCTCCCCATGAATGGGTCTAGAACAACATCATCAACATTTGTCGAGTTTCTGATTAGTATCTCCATCAACTTTACTGGTTTTTCAGTCTGATTAATCAACCCATCCTTATCCTTACGTTTGTTTGTAGGAATAGGAACGCTCAGAATATCAGATGTACCAAACTCATTGATAGGTTTACCACCTCCTTTACGAAGCATAATGATATACTCCTTTTGATTCATATAATAAGTTCCACACACCTTAGAGCATTTATCCCATATCAAACACTTTGTGAAATGAAAATCACTTTTTCCAATCACATCAAGAAAGCGCATCAGATTATAATCATTACACATAAGATAACAGTGTGACTTATCTTTTAGAACACGATATAATTCGTTTATATATTCAGAAATATCTATGTCGTTACTCTTGAATATCTTACCTTTTCTTGTTTGTAAATCTGTCCAATATCCGCTCATGTTACTACGCCCACCTCTAGCTTGTACCGGATAAGCTACATCTGAGCATACTAGGTCTATACATTCATCGTCTAATAGCTTTAGAAGCTTTCGACAATCACCTTGATAAATTCTATTTAACTCCAGCATATCCAAACATATCTTTTTGATTTAACATTTCTTCCTTAATTCTTCTTTGTGCCACATTGAAATAATCCTTATCCAATTCAAAGCCAAGGAACTTTCTGTTGGTACGCAAACAAGCAAGAGCCGTACTTGCGCTGCCCATAAAGCCATCAAACACCAAGTCGCCTTCATTTGATGATTTCAAGATGCATTGCATTAGCAAAGGGATTGGTTTCTCGTTCTGATGTACCAATTTATCTGATGGAACTCTATCAAAGTCCCATACATCCTCCAAACGCTTCCCATTTATGGTTCGTCTGCCTTTATTCAAGTACAGGATTGGCTCGTAACATTGACCATATTGCGCCTCTAAATCTCCAGCCGTATGGTTGTTCTTTCGCCAAATGAGCACATTCTTAATGGTAAACCCTGCATTCCTCGCTTGTTGCATAAAAAAGTCTAAGGTCTTGGCACTACAGAAAATATAAGCAGCACTATCATCCTTTAAAATCCGGTAGCATTCGCTCATATAATCAATAATCAATTGCTCATTATCATCATTGAGTATTTCCTTAGAGAAACGATGGTCGTCAGCTCTCCACCCAGTCTTGTAGGCAATGCAATACGGAGGGTCAGTAACAATCAAATCCACCTCCCCACTCTCTATTTGTTTCATTCCTTCTATACAGTCGGAATTGTATATTCTGTTTAATTCTAGCATATCAAATCTCTTTAATAGCGTTAACATAAGCTTCGTGAGCTTCTTCTTGCGTCCCAAAGCATCCGATATAAATTTTCTTCTTACCTATCTGGTACTGAGCTTGCCATTTTCTGTTGTTCTTATTCCACGTCACGCCCAAGTATACAGATGAAGTCTTCTTTGCTATAGCCGAATAAACCATATTGTATCTTGCAGTGCAATACTCCAAGTTGTCTACATCGTTATTCGTCTTGTCGAAATCCTTATGATTCACCATCGGCAACGCATCTGGATTCTCCAAGAAAGCCTGAGCTACCAAACGATGGATATAGAACATTTTGCGTTTTCCGTTCTTGTAAAGCCATACCTTCAGATAACCTTTTGGTGTCTTACATGGGGCGATTTCCTTTAATTGAGACGTTCTCCCAATAGTAAAAACATGCCCCTGCTTGCTAACACAATATCTTTCGTAACCCTTTACAGGTCTTATATCACCTAGGAATCTAGCAACACATTTATCTTTCATTGTTACCTCCTTTTTCAAAGAAACTTGAATATATAGATTGCGCCTCCGATGTATCTAATAAATCAATATCATCATAAAACCTTCTGTACACAACGCCAAGCTTTTCATCATTTCCTATTTTTCTTGCTTTGGCTATTTGCTCACATGATTCCATAAGAAATGCACTAATCTTCTCATAACTTTGCATCTGTGTCTTCTTTAGCATATCCATGCTTACAAAGGTTTTGTAGTGTATAATATGCTTATCTTGATCATACTCGGTGAGTATCAGACCTTCAGGAATAGCAAACACCACCCTTTTAGTCTTGTCATCGCCATAAAGCTGAATCGCACCTGTAAACGATGTATATATCTTTTGTAATATCTTTGCTATCGGTAAATCCTTTTTCAAAAACCTTTCAGCAAACCTCTTCATAAAATGAACGCTCATAGCAAAACAATCCTCGCTATATCCTTCATTTCTGCTCATAGGAATATACTCGTTAGTCTCCTTCAGATAAATGAATACGCCGGAAGCAAAGACATCACCATGTTTTACACCTACCACTATGAAATAATCGGCATTTGGTGTAGCAAACTCAAAGGTCTTTGTTATTTGCCTAACTTTCTGTCTTTTCATTTCACGTTTAAGCTCATTAGCTTTTCGCATCTGAAACTCATAGATTCTTGTTTCATCTAAGTTTCGTACTCTACGCATCTCACCCGAAGTCATACTTGCTGTTATCATGCGCATTCCTCCTTTTTAATCTTTGATAACCAACAATCCCAGATTCTTGTAGCTACATTAGCCATCATAACAGGAGGAACACACATTCCGCAAGCAAACCAAGGTTTCATGCCATTAAAGTCATAATCCATCGGAAATGTTGATGCTAAAATCGTATCATGTGCAGAAAGATAACTTGGATTATCATAATAGACAAGTCTATCCTCCATTGCTGATATGGTATTGCATACCTTGTTCTTTTTGAGAAACATGTTATTGAACATAGAAAGACGATTATCCATCCGCTTGACAATATCACCGATTGAATTGTCTTTTTCATTTCTATGCTCCCAATACTTCAACATTCCTTTAGGAATCTGTCTTCCATTATAGTCAGAGAACTCATCCAAGACAATTTCTTTCTCGTTGAAGTCCATATCAATCTTAGGCACTCGCTCGAACAAATCCTTTTGAACCATAAACGGCTCGCAAAGGTCTTTACGTAACCCAATAAAGAACACCCTAGGTCTGTTTTGAGGAACACCCATGTTACGTGCATTGAGAAGCCAATGCTGCAAGATATATCCGGCATCATCCATCTGTCTATAAATCTCCTTTACGTACTCGATGGCTTCACCTTGTAATAAACCTTGAACATTCTCAAAAACCACTACCTTTGGCTTTAGTTCTTTAGCGAGGCCGATTGAGTAGAAAGCCAAATCGTCAAGCCTTTGCGCCTTCTGACCTTCTCGGAATACTTTTTCCTTTCCCCAAGCCTTTTGGCGGTCACCTGCAATACTGAATACCGAACAAGGAAAACTAGCATCCAGTATATCCAAATTATGAAGCTCTTCTTTCATAATACGCCCCCCCATATTGATATTGGCAATCAACTCACGAATATCACAATTGAAAGAATACTTGACTTCGTGATTCTTCAAGTACATCTTCATAACCTTTGGGTCTATCTCGTTAGAGGCTACCACATCATAGCCAGCTAGCTTATATCCAAAGGAACTGCCTCCTCCGCAACAAAAGCAGGACATTACCTTACCTTTGTCCTTTGTGAATTTAGCATCTTTTTTAGTCCATCTATAAGGGAACTTGTGCTCGTTTTTATACATTTATCTACCATAAAAAACAATCGTTAATAAAAACCGATGTATAAAAATAACCACAAGTAATATGGTTGTAAAAAGGGTCTCTAACCCTTGGATTTAGATTCTATTTTCTTCGGCAATGCGTCTTAAATAATCATCCGCAGCGTTATCGTCTATTTTCGACTTAAGAGACATTCCTGTGTTATAACCTATCATTAAGGACACATTCTTGCTCTTTTTCTTGTTCTTTCCATATCTCCAGCTAAACACCTTTCCTAGCCAAGCTATACCTACAATACCATCTGATACAACTATTGTCGGCAACAAAACAAATACTTTATATATCATCGCAATCTAATTGAGAGTTAAAAATATATCTATTCTGATTCAACCAAAGCTCCACGTAGTCAGCCTTGATTTTCAGAAATTCTTCATATGTGTAGCATTTCTGCTGCTTACCACCTTTGTTCCAATAATAGGCAACTCCTCCCAAAGAAAAGAAGTCTATCAAATCCATTTCCTTTCGCTCCGGTTCTTCACGCTTTTTCTTTTGCCTATATCTACTTACAGCAAGCAATATGAGACAAACGCAAAGCAACATGGAAACCAATATCTCGAATATTAACCTTACGTCTTGCATCTTATTTAAAAACAAAAACACGAAACTACCGATTGCAAAGTCAAAGGAATTGTGACTCGGACTGCCTTTCGGTATAGTCCATCGGGTTTCGTGTCTCTAATATCTTATTAATTTCTTAAATCGCCATTTTATCCTTTTTTGTTCTGCGCTTGCAAAGATAAATAATATTTCCCTAACCTGCAAACGTTTTAGTGCTTTTAATACTTTATTTGCATTATTTTAAACTTATCCTTTTTTGAAGTTCATTCCAAACTCTTCTTCCGTTACCTCATACATTACATCACCATATGCTACTCTTTGTTTGTCTTTTGCCATCAACAATAAGTTCCTATAAGGTATTTCTTTCACGACTTCTTGGTACGATAAATGCAGACTATCCATAAAAGATGCAATCTGACCTAAGAGTGTATCGTTACCTATGGTCGTGGTTTTGCTATCATCCTTGCCGCACTCTTCGCCAAAATTGATAGCGTCTGAAAATCCTTTATAGAGATTAAGGAATAAGCCGTTTGTAAGCCGTAGACAATCTCTTCAAGCGTTCCTTTAGACAATTCATCACTAATGGATTCATCGCCTTGTATGAATACAGACAACGCCTTGCAAGTATCATCCAAATTCTTAAGCATACCTAAGACTTCCGCTAAGGTCTTGCCCTCCTCAAAACTATCAAGGTATTTAGCCGCCTTGACCAATTTTATAATTGTAGGTGGTGAAATATAATAAGCCTTTCCATTCACGATTATCGTTACGGTATCCTCTCCAAGAATTGCATCCGCAACTAATTTACTTGCCTTACTCATGGTTCTTAATATTAAAAAAGGGGAACGGCATTAACACCATCCCCCTCGATCATTTATTGCCTATGTCTTATCCCTGTTCTACTACCGCAGAGCCTTCCCATTGGTACTCGCCAGCAACACCATCGGTCTCGCTTTCCATAGCAACGGCAGAAATACCCAAAGTGATATTCTTGTCCTGCTGGTCACCCTTGGCTACGATAGCTGCATTTGAGAAGACAATGTAGTTTCCGGTCTTGGTCTGAGCAACGATGCACTTGTTGATATTAGCCAAATCTTGGCTAGAAGACCAACCTACTGCTTCTGCCTCCGTTGTAGTCTCTTCTCCGGTTGCCTTGTACATCTTACCACCCTGCAAGTCTACCTTGTTCTTCCATGAGAATACACCAATAGAGAATGTAATTGTCTTAGCACCCTCATCAGTCTTGTCACGATAGTAAACCTGTCCGTTCAGCTCGTTCTTGTACTCAGTAACACTAGGGTCATCCTGAGAATATCCCCATGTTCCCTCATGGCTGTTCAAGACCTCTGAAGCGGTTTTCAACCATGTAGCCAACTTAGCAGGTGTATTAGCCTCGGTAAGAGGAGCACCATACCAAATTCTCTTGATTCCAATAAATGGTTTCATCTTATCTTACGTTTAATGTTTCAAAATCTATAGTAATGTTTGCGTAATGGCAACTCAACCTACTCTCTTGCTCTATGCCGTGGGAGCGGATAGAATAACGATACCATACTTCCTCAACCTTACCAACATCCTTGTCGGACAAGGTTTCAATAGTCTTTTTTAAAAGCTCGTTCAATTGAGGATTAGCCTCGCCCTCTATATCTTTGAGCAATATGTTTACCTCTATAGTACAATCATTGAAATAGGTCTTGTCTGCACTCATACGCTTAGGAATAATGACTATCAAACCATCATCGGGAATCTTCTCACCGACCATAGGCTTTTCCCCATCAAGTCCACCCTTTTTCAGATGTCCTTTCAGTCTACGTTCCAATCCCATCAACTCCAAGTCATCATAGATTACATGACCAGCATCTATTTCTGTTATCATTGCATATCCTCGATTTCTTTCTTGATATATTGAATACCCGAATCTATAACATCATATCCTCTAGAGGAAACATCAGACGCATATTCGGCTTTGTTTCCAAGGGTTAAGGTATGGTCATGTACATTACTATAGTTTGACCTTCTGAGATTACCTGTGCGGTTACGGTAGTTTCCGTTAGCCTTATCAAGTTCAACGGCTGTTTTACCTAACCTATCAAGGAATTCATCTACTTCCCTTTCTCCCTGCGCAAAAAAAGCGTTTATCTCATCTTTTATAACATCAGACATAGATACTCATATAACCAAGATAATTGCACTTAGGGGCATTATAGACCTTTCCACCTCCTCGGTAGCTTCCATCATCGGAATAAACCTTGACTTCATCACCTTCGGAAATCTGGCACTTGTCACAAACAATGTGATATTTCGGTGTATATATGCTACCATTATCGGTAGTGAAATGCTCGGTAGAGTTGTCATCGCACCGACAACGCCCCATTTCTTTCCATTCCTCAGAAGAGCTAATGACCTCGTTGTACTTGTTGACAACCTTATTCACGAACTTCTTCTTTAATATGTGAGGGGAATATAACATAACCTAGACATTTACCAAATATCAGACTTATCCGTGATAGTGGAAAGCCCTAAAGCTGCCACCACTTCATCATCCGGAGCAACACCATATTTTCGGCAAAGCCACATATAGTATTGCCCTATCCTAGAGTAGTCCCAAGAGACAGAGAATCCATTTTCGTTCACATTGCTCATATATGGGGCAAGCATAAGCTCCTCGATTACGGAAATCATCGCCTTGCCTACGACTTGCGAGTTGTCAGACGTATATTCTTCGTCAAGGTCTATACCTGACGAAACATCTTCCAACTGGGCATCGGTAATATTCCAAGCACGCAACTTCTGTGAAATGTATTCTCTTATCTTCATGTGACATCATTATTTCTGAGCCTGACTCATAGCCTCAGCGATTTTCTTTGCAGCATCCTGCTCGCTCTTTGCTTTTTCATCAAGTTCCTCATCTACATTCTCCTTTTCAGAAGTCTCTTCGGTCGACTCGGCAGCATCCTTTTTTGGAGTTTTCTCCTTTTTAGGCTTACTCTCCTTCTTTTCCTTCAAGACTTCCTTCTTAGGTGTCTCTTCTGGTTTCTTTTCTTCTTCCTTTACAGGATTTTCTTTTCCATCATTCAAGACTTCCTTCTTAGGAGCATCTTTAATTTCCTTATCGTCTTTTGGAGATGCAGAACTATTACTGCCCTGCACCTCCAACATCTTGCAAAGCTTACGTTCGATAAGGGAGTTCATACGTTCTTCGTCAAAGTCCAAGATTGCACCAACTTCATAGATGGTGTTAAAATGGAACTTGTCACGGAACGGACTAATTACCTCACCTCTCATAAGCCTAACCTACTGCTTGTGTTGAGTCCAAAGAGTAAATGGCATCAACGTTATTCAAGATAGGAACAACCATTGCCTGTGAGCTGGTGAACTCACGGAGTGGGTCGTTGGTAGAATAACGGCTAGCCAAGATATACTCATCGGCTGACTGATAAGTTACACCTGCAACTGGTCTTGTAGCTTCGGCTACGTTAGTCCAGAACAAATCACCAAGATTGTCATAGCAAGTAAAGGTCATGTGACCCTTAGCCCAAGGGTTGTGTGTTCCCTTCTTGCCGTTAATCTCGGTCTTGATCGTACGGGCTACACGTACCAAGTTAGTCTGCCACTTGTTCTTGAAGATAGAAGCAATTTGCTCTAAGCTCAAAATAGGAATATTGCTATCACTATTAATCGCAATGCCTTGATTGAAGGCAAACTGAGCACGAACCTGCTTGTTCTTACCAAGCAACTTGATTGTGTAATCGTCAAGATAACAAGTAGTGATGGTATTTTGGTCTTCCATCGCCTTGTCGTAAACCAATTGGATGTCGTCAAGTGGGGTTGCATCCTCTGCGTCCCAAGCCTTAGTGCCATGACCGAACTTGTTCTTCTCGGCAAAGCCAACATCAACTCGAACACCAGTACCACCTGAACGGGTAGCCAAAGCTACACCTGTTGACAACTCACTGAGGAACATATCTTCAATACGCTCGTAAACCGCCTGAATACAACGAGGAAGGTCTGCAAACAAGTTACGCAAAATCTGTGGCTGAGGCAAACGTTGCGCAATCATGTTGTCCAAATCCTTAAGCTGCTTCTCTGACATGTAGAGTTTCATACCAACCTTTGGGATTTGACCCTCAGCGGTTGATACCTTGTCACGGCTCTTCAATGGAAGTTCCGCATCCATTGATACAACGTCAGCAGCAACTCGTGTGTATTCCGCAGTAATTGATGCCCATCGTCCGTCTTGACTATAGGTATTAGTCAAGTGGTCTCGGTACATATAGGTCAATGTGGTCTGATACTTGCCGTTCAACTTCTCTACTACACTTGCAACAAGTTGTGGGAAGTATTTATTGACCAACTGAAAATAAAGTGATTTTTCCATCTGTTATCCTCCTCCTTTTAGTCTTTGTCCATAGTTGCATCAGACTCATCGAACTTGTTAGCATCCTCATCGCTAACCAAAGCAATCTTTGGCATAGCTGTAAGGAATGCATCCGGATAGTCTGCACCATTTGCAGCCTTAGCTGCTACCTTGTTTACTTGTCCAGCAGTCATAATTGCCGCTGGCTCACCGTTCAGAATGGAACGATAGAGAACACCTGCATACTTGTAATGTTCCAATGGGTCACTAGTAGTGCCCAATTCCTTATAATTGCCAGTTTCGATAGGCAATGGCTTGTAAGTTCCCTTACCATCTGTCACGATAACACGACCTGCGTAAAGAACTTCATCTTTTACGCCTGTCCAATCCAAAGCACGACCGCCCTTGATGTCGCCTTCCCATTTCTGGATGATGACGGAATCCTCACCAAAGACAATTTGCTTTTTCGTAGTCTTCAATTCCTGATTCATGTTTTTCAATTTTTAAAGTGACTGAACTAATGATGCGGCTACATTGTCAACGTCCTCCTTTGTTGGCTCACCCTCGCTAGCACGATAGCTGCCCCCGAATTGTGGTTGTTGCAACGCCTTGTAGTTGTTCGCTACCTTAGAGAGGTATGTTTCGATGGTCTCATCTGTGGCATCATCGCTCAAAGTGAAACCCTCGTTAATACGACTTTCGGGAATGCCCAACTCCTTAGCCTTCGATAAAATCTTCGCATCGTGGTCTGCTTTTGCCTTTGCCTTAGCAGCAGCCTCTTCCTTAGCCTTAGCCTCCTCAGCTTGCTTTTGGATGGTATCCTGCAATTCCTTGATGGTCTTGCTTTGCGCCTCCATCTGTTCGTTGTAGACTTTGGTTTGGTCGGTGTTCTTTTGAGTCAAGGTCTCTACGAGTTTCTTGAACTCTTCACGTTCCTTGGTTCTTGCTTCCTCAGAAGCTTTCTTCTCTGCTGCCTGCTCTTCAAAGTATTTTTTGAGATAGTCCGGCATTTCGTTTTTCTTTGCCAATTCCTCCAAGCGTTTCTTTTCGGCTTCCTCAGCGGCTTTCTTGGCTTCTTCTTCAGCTTTCTTCTTAGCTTCCTCTTCAGCAGCCTTGCGTTCAGCATCTTCTTTAGCCTTCTGCGCCTCCTCGAACTTTTTCTTGGCATCGGTAACTCTGCGGTCATTGTCCTTTTGCAAGGACTCCAAAAAATCCTTTTGACTAGCAACCACTGTCTCGATGTTGTCATCAGTAACAAGCCCCATCTTATCAAGCATTTCGGCATGTGCCTGAAGAACTTCATCACCTAACCCAAGAGACTTATACTCTTGTTTTAGTAACTGGAAAATTTTCTCTTTCATTCTTTCGATATATTTGTTAAAACTAGTGCAAAGATAATACGAAAAGAATAATTAATACACTAATCTATTTGCAAGTATCTCACTTTTGCCTAAAAGTGAGCAATAATGGCATTTACAAGCGATTTAAGGCTATTTTATTATGAAATCGTATAACTAGTGGTAATACAAAATTAAACTCGCATATAACGAAAAAACGCCAAACATCCTCACGGACATCTGACGCTTGTCGAATAAAAAGAACCTAAACATTAATCATCTAAAAGTTTATAACATTTCGCATATAACCCAAATGATTCAAATTAGAATAAAACCGTCCATCACGCTCTATGAATTTACCGGACTTCACAATCTCACCATTATGCAACATTGCAAACTTAGAACCATGAGCTGTCCATTTATTCATTTCTTTCATATGTTCATTAGAACCCCAACCATATTTCTTGATAGTAGGATAAATGAAACGCTCAAAGCAAATCTGACTATCCGTTTTATCATGCTCGGAGCAAATCGGGAGCACTCCATTATGTGCAAACCAATAACCTGCCTTATAGAATGGATGGCAATTCTTGACACAAACAGAACCATGAGTAGCAAATCTAAAATGTATGATTACATTTTCATTTATATCTCGCTTCATCAATCTACGGATAAATGTAGAGAAATGCAAACTCTTGTAATGGTCAGACTCGCTCACGAACCCACAACCATCTGGATTTCTCATATATGCAGCCTTCAGCTCATCTACGGATGGCAAAGCAACACCTTTCGGACATACAATAACAACACACATATCTTTACCCTTTCTTTTTTCTTAATAATACTTTGGTTTATTTGTGTCCTAGGGTAAAAGCCCTAGGACTACATTAATTAATTATTATTGGCTGCAAATGCATCCTTACGGCTCTGGAAGAAAGCCTTCTCTTCTTTATTCAAGAAAGGTATATCTTCGATATTCATAACCTCACTAGTGAAGACATTGTTGCGAGACCAACCGACAAGCTTTGCACAGAACTTAACCCACATTTCAATCTTCTTATAATTGGTTGAACCTTGATGCTGGCGAAATTCGATAGTCTTGTGACGTGCATAGCTCTCTGCATTGACCTTGTAATATCTATCTCCATGAAATACATTACGTCTAATATCGTAATTGCCGTGGCAATTAGAGAAATCCTTGTCAAGCAAGCTGGCTGCCCAACGGCAATTACCTCTTCTTGAAGGAGCCATGAAACTATCAATCAATCTTTCAAGTTTCTGATAATTCTTGAAAACGTTAACATACTGCTCACCTGTCAACTTTGCTGCCCCAATATGAACGTGAAGACCACAAGTAGAATTAACTCTTGCACCTACAGCATCCAAAGACTTAATAGCCTTCTTCAAAGTTGCCATACCATTTGTATTGCCATTCAATACCGGACTAACAACCTCGTTAGGGTCAACATCACCACCAACAGAAGAATCACTAACAATCTTGAAATAGCTCTTATTATCGGTGTGGTTATAACCCTCAGAATGAATATCAACACCATTCTGACGACCTGCCTCTATCAAGGCATTGCGCTCGGCATGAACACATTCAATCTCAACACCGAATGTATAAACAAATCTCGTTGAAGTAGAGCCGCTAGGTACATAGACCTTCAACATATCGGAGATTTCTTTCTCACGAAGACCGCAAGCCTTCAATGCAACAATCTTTTCGTTGCGAGGCATCTTTGACTTCTTTATTTCGTCAATAGTCTCAATTAATGACTTCTTTGAACTTGCGAATGAAAAACCAGTCTGCTTAGACATAATCAATTGTGCTAGTTGTTTCGGGTCTTACCCCTTGGTGTCGCTCTCACCTTATTGAGTGAAACTTGTCACTCGGCAAATCAACCAACTTATCTTGATTGACGATGCAAAGATACAAATAAGTTTTGAAACATGCAAGCATTTTAATGTTTTTCTTTATATATTTAACTTACGGTAACTGATATATGCACTTTATTAACAATTACCCTCTTTATATACCTTATTATATATAAAAAAGGCTTCGATGTTCACACACCAAAGCCTAAAAACTTTACTAACTAATTACCAATTTTATCAACTATCTTCTTAAATCATCACCAATATCTTCTTCTACTCCCAAATCCGGCAGTCTGTCATACGCTTTTTGGTCATCACCACCTTCAGACTTAACACCTAGCAGATAGCCATTCCGAAAAGCATAATAAACCACCTTTTCCATATCTTTAGCCGTTGCGTTATCTGTCAAATGCAGCGTGGCGTACAATCCCATCAAGAACTTCCGTACATCTTTCGGATATACTTTATTATTCTTCTCTAAAGCGACTGCCATTCTTAGCGGACTTTTCATATTCTTCTAATTTTCGTAAAACCATCAAACGAAACACAAAAGAGAACCATTCCGCTTGTCTCCCTAGTTCATAGACTTATTCGCAACTTTATTCGTCCCATCTGCTTCCTACGTTTACCCGTTGAAAGATGTCCGAGATTCCAATAGGACAAACATCACGGCTCTCTTCTTGTGTATCATTGTGCCAACGGAAGGATTCGAACCTTCGACCCTAGGATTAAAAATCCTATGCTCTGCCACTGAGCTACGAAAGCGTAAAGGAATGGTTGGATTTGCACCAACGCCCCCTTGGTTACCAAGCCAAGTGCTCTACTACTGAGCTACATTCCTTGTAATATGACAAAAGTACTTGTGGTGCAAGGGAGATTCGAACTCACCGAACCCGCTATGGGAATTGATTTACAGTCAATCTTCTTTAACCGCTTGAATATCGCACCATTTGTGGAACATACTCCTATTCCTCCTCGTTGCCCCAAGTGGATTCGAACCACTAATGACAGAACCAAAACCTGTAGTGTTGCCATTACACCATAGGGCAATTTAGTACTGCATAAAGGATTCGAACCTTTGAATACCAGCGTGAAAAGCTGGCGACTTAACCACTTGTCTAATGCAGCATCTAGGGTCTCTCACCCTAATAAGAGTTTCCTTGTTATAGTCTAGCTGGGCTGGGTAATCTATAAACCATGCCGTAAACTCCTAAGTCTTGACTTATTATGGTAGAAGCGACCTCTCTGAAGACCATCTGTTTCAAACACGATGCAAAGATAAGCATTTTTTCTTATACCTGCAAGTGTTTTAGTGTTTATTTATATTCTTTTGATGAATTTCACATCACTTATCCTTGCGGAGAATACCGCAAAGGGTTTCTACAAGTTTCTTTGCGTCATCACCTTTAATTTCGATAACATTTGAAACATCAGGAGCATCCTCGCCTTTCTGTTCCTTATCCAAACGCTTACGGAGAGCCAAATCTGGATTCTCAACCAAGATAGAGTCTAAAGCATAATTGCAAATGCGGCTTGCAAGCTCCTCGTTACCATTCGCATCACGCACAAACTCATTCTTGTCTTCAAGAATACCCATAATCTCATTGTACTCTTCAGCATTCTCACAATTTCGTGAGAGCATACCAATCACCTTGTAACGATCAATCTCAAAACTGACCTTTAATTTGTCTTTATTCATTTCTGTTTACTTGATTTATAAATTAATTAATTGCGTCTTATATTCCACATGCTTTCAGCAGGGCCAACCATAACATCAATATTTGCTCCTTGCTTATTTGCTACTGTTTCAATCCACTTAAGGTTGATAAACTGACCAGCGGAAAGGTTCATTTCTTCCATATATGCCTTATCTGCCTTTGCCTTTTGTCGCTCAGCCTTTTCTCTTGCTATCTGCACTTCATATTCACGTTCTTGTGTCTGCTTGGCTTGCACGACCTTTGCCGTGCGGTTCATTTCATTAAGCTGTTCCTTGTTTGGTGTAGCTTTACCAATGATAACCTCCTTTATGATGATAGGCATCTGCTTTTTCTTTGATAGAGCATTCACATAGTCCTGCATCTGCTTGCGTATCTTGGTGTCAATCTGATTAAGCACTTGCCGATTCGACATCAAGTCAAATGGGGAATGCTGAGAAATATGGTCTCGAACCAGATTGCAGAAATAATTGTTGAGATTAGTATCAAACCATTTCTCTCCATAATTCTGCAAAAGAATTGGGGACTTGCCTTGCTCAATCTGAGTAATGATTACAGTATGGAAGTCAAGTGGCGTGTTATCGTCACTAAACAAATCATCTAAGGTAATCTCATGACGGACTGGAACAATCTTGAAGTAATAACCACTCGTTGACCACCAACACCAAGTGAGACCAGTCTGCACTGCTTGCTGTTCAACACCTCCATGCCCAATAAACCAAGGCTTCTTTACGATTACGGCTTCTTCGTCTGCATCGGGAGAAACCGAATGACAACTTGTAAGCGCACTCATGCCGAGTATCGCAAAACAAAACATTAAGATAATTTTCTTCATTCTTAATTTGATTATTGTGTTATATTATACCAAAAATTCCTCTCATAATAAAGTTCTCCCTTTTTCTCATACCGGATAGCATCTGACTCTTCACATAGCTGACGAATACGCATATACAAGCGTTTGTCCAGCTCTTCTTCAAACAAAAGAGACAATTCCTTCCAGTTATCAACAAAAGGAGCAAACCAAGAATATTGCTTCTTTACAACCTGTAGCTCATCCAAGGTTACGTGTCCGTATTCTACCATGTCATAGCATCTACGGAAGTCACTATTGTCTTTAGGAATATTCAAATCTTTCTTTCGCTTTACACCCATCAATGCACTCCACATAGTCATTGAAGAGATACCTGTATCACAAGTGGATACCCACTCTATCATTCTTTGCTTGTTCATCTTCTTTTATATTAATCACGCTAAGTCTCTTTATTAACTCTTCACATGCTTCTTTAGTTAAGATGCACTTCTTGGAATCTTTAATACCAATAATCTGTTCACGAATATCAGCATCCGTGTCGTACACCTCCTGTAGTTTTTTCTGAAACTCAATTACGTCTTCGTTGGTGAGTTTACCTTTCTTCTCAACAATTTTGTTTGTTATATTCTTATAAACACATTCGAGTTCAGAACATAAACGAGCTTCTAACTTCATCATTATTGCGTGTACAAAAGTATCATAAAGTCTTTCCATCTTGTATTTCCTCCGAAAGTCTTTTGATTACCTCGTTATCTTTATTCTCAATGCGAGCCTTTAAGATACTCTTGAAAGCGGCATCCATTGCCTCGTATCTACTGGAATATTCCTTACCATCCGTATGACACAAGCCTTCCTCTACACACCATGATGTAGTTTGCCAACAAAACTTACCTTTCGAAATGTTTGCAACACAAATATAGTAACCGAAATGCTCTAAAAGCCAATCTAACACCATATCATAGCTTGGAGCGGATATTGCCGGATGCTTACTATTCAACTTTAAGGCAGCAGAAAACTCAATATTGGATTTCTCCCACTCGGAATTTGAGTAAGCAATATAACTGCCATAATGCTCACTATATTTTCCACCCTTACGAACACCACCCTTTGCTGTCCAAGGGCTGGCATAAGCCCAAAATTCGGCTATCTTCTCATCATAGCCAACCTCCTTCAGAAACTTGGCTATCTCAAAGGGAACTACCTTTGGTTTTATCGTCTGTTTATTAGCCATTATCCAACTTTTTAATATCTTGCCAATGCGTTACTGGCATCAACATGTAATTACAAAACTTATACTCTGCGGTTATTACTGACGGGTTATTACTTCGATGACAAAACCAAATTTCCTTATTCTCTTCATTAGTAACAAGAACTTCTTCTTCAAACTCCGGCAAACGCTCCTTTACAGAAATCCAATCCGACTTATCCGCTTCATCATATGCTTGTTCTAGCAAAGGAAGAACCTTATCCAAGTCTTCGAAATCTGGTACGACTTCATTCACTCGCAAGATTGCTAGACCTAACAAGCTCTTAATCTTTTTTCTGTCCATTGCTCTTCTCGGTTTGTTTCTCTAAGTCTTTTAAATCTACCTTATCAAATCGAGGAACTGACTTACCATCAACCTCAACATTTCCAAAGAACATTTCCTTTGGTCGTACCCAAACCTCATGCTGTCCGCACACTGCTTGATATGCAACCTTAGCTTCAGAAGTCTCGCTATCAGTAACCTCACCAAGGTACTCATAGAAATTGCCCTTATAGTGTCGGTAAATCGGCTTACTGAATCCACCATGCAGCCAATCGGCTTTTCCGTTGATTTTCACGTACTCCCTTACCGCATCACACTTGCTAGACTTACTCAATTCTTCTACCCAATCGAAGAATGCCTTCTTATCCTTGACCTCTTCACTTGATACCATGAAGAGATAAGTGCAAAGAAGCATCTTACCTGCATCAGTATCATATTTCTTGTTCACCTCTTCAGCTAATTGCATCATAGGTGTATCTAAGCGATAATTCCAACTCATAATCTATCCTTTCTTACTTTTTAAATTTGCCAAATCCTCTTTCAAACGTAGATGGAAATTATCTTCTCCATCATCACCGGAAAGAAGCCAATCAATTCTTTGGGCATAAACCTGAGCTTTCTTCAGAAGTTCAATACCCTTTTTGAATTCCTTGATAGTCTTTTTAGATAAGCCATATCTATTAGGCATCGTATGATGATGTTTTCTAACATACTTGTCTTCATCCTCTTCTAACCATCGGTCTTCGAGAAAGCATCTTTCGTCTTCCTCATCCAACGGATGACCATCAACATAATCTTCTATCTTTGTATATATGTCAGCAATCCTATACTGAGCATAATCAAAACGTCCTCCACTCATAGACTTTTAATTTCAAACTTGAACTTACTTCAACGCAGTCAACCTCGCTTCTAGCTGTTGGATGATGTTATCTATAGTCTTTCCCCTATAATCAATAGCAATATCTTCCAGCACCTCAATCTGAGCCACAATTTTTAATCTTTCTCTTACTATTGTCATAATCAAACTTGTTTATTATGATGCCGTGCTTGCAAAGTTGTAATGCACGATATAAACATAACCGCCATACATCTTTCCGATTGTTACTTCAACGAAATCAAAGATAATGTCGCCATCCATCTTGTAAGAAATCAAAGGTTCAGTTGGGAATGCATGGTGTTCTGTGTTGAAACGATACACTTCTTGTGATAGTAACTGCTTGAATACATCAATCTCACCATCCTTTGAAAAAACACCTTTAAACTCATCTTCATTGTCAATTGCAACAACTACTCCAAGTTCACTTCTAACACATACACCTTCATTTCTACCACTTTGTTCATTATACAAGACAGGTAATGTGTAAACACCTCTTGATTCTTCCATATGCTAATTCTTAATTTTGTATTTTGTTTTTATCCTTCAAGTTGCTTACATTGAGCTAAGTCTATTGCGTACGCCCAACGCTTAGGAACAAAAGACATCGTAGGTACGAACCTATCCGCACGCTCAACACATACATCTTGCGTCCGGTAAATCAATCCGTCTGAGCCTTTTACCTGCAACTCTACTAGAATTGTATGGTCTAGCATCGGGAACTTATCAATATCATGCCAGACTTCACCGCCTTCAATAAATGAAGGCTTAACATGATTAATCTTTTTTGCCATCACTTACCACAAATAAATGGGTTAGACTTATATTCGTTCTCAATAGTCTCACGGCTACCGAAGCACCACAAATCCTTGGATAGCTCCTTGTGTAACCTTGAAGACTTAATATAATAGCCATTGTTGACATCGTAATGCTTACGTACCATGATATTGTCGTTTACCACTCCAGTCTCATCATCTGTGATAACATAGAACAAACGCCCATCGCTGAATGCTTTCAAGCCTTTGTACACTCCATTAGAGACAACCATCTTTTCATAGCCGTTCGTCTCCCAGTTGGCATAATCCCAGATGGTTTCCAAATCATCATCATTCAGAAGATTATTATCCGTGATAACCTTGCCTATTACCTTGAATTTGCCATCATGCATCATTGCCTCAACAACAAATTCATCAGCAGCGTTAAAGTCGCTAATCTCTATGACATTCATAATACTTGTGCTTTATATTCTCGTAAATCACCCTCTTTGCAGCCTTTGCTCTTCTATTATTAGCAGAAAAGACATCATCATACAAAGACATATCTTCACTCTCAAAAGCCACATGCTCACCTTTGTAGCAAGCATCAAAACGGCATCCTTTTTCAGACTTAGCCGCAGTAAACTTTATCTTACCAAACTTAATCTGCATAAGCCCTATCCTAGAAAAAATATTAATGATACTATTTCAAGAGCAAACAAAAGCGTTAATGCATTCTCAATCGTGAATACCTTTTTCATTTTTTCAATACAGTTTTACGTGTGTCTCACGTTCTAAATTTATAATGTAAGGGGATTTTATATCCCCTTTATTGTTCTTACTTCAAAACTCGATAAGTTTTATCGAAATCATTAAAACTCTTCAGATAACCCTTTTCGGTCAAAGAATTTAATATTTCTTTCAACTCATCCTTGGTATTATCCAAATCGAAATCATACAAATCTGCAAAAGTGAAGTACTTATTACCTCCGATTACGTCAGCCATCACTCCGATGTTGCCATAAACCATTGTCTCTTTCTTACTCAATCTAGTATTCATAACGAATCACAGTTTTTACGGTGTGTCTCACCTTTTAAAATTAGTAACCTTGTTTCTTAATTACGATGCAAAGATACAAAGAATTATTGAAATATGCAAATTATTTAATGTATTTCTTTTGTATTTTAACGCTTATTATATATGTAGGCACAAAATTAACTTTCTGTAGCAGAAAAAGCCAAAGAATCCACCATTTCGTTATACATATTACCTCTATGAGCCTTAACCCAATGGTATCTTATCACCTTGCCTTTCGCTACCTTATTATATATAGGCTGTAAGTCTCCTAACTTGCAAGCCTGTATTCTCTCTATAGCCACTTGGCAATCCACATATACATCAACAGAACACAAAGGAGGGCAATCACCCAATGCTTGAATGACCGCCCTTATTTCGGCTCTCACCGAATCGTTCACTTTGGCTGTGATAAATGTATATTTCCCACTATTGATAATCGCTCCCTTATGAAGCACAAGCCAACCGCAACCACACTTGTTGTTCTTACTAGAGCCATCAGCATACACTTCATAGCGCACACCTTTAGCCTCATCAACAATCATCTGAGCAACAACCTCCAAAGAGTCATTGCTCATCACATTGGCTATTTGCTTGGCTTTCTTCTTCATAAGCGATTAAATCAAACCTCGTTCCTTGAACTCATTCATCAATGGGGTTGCCAAGACCTCAATATCTGGATGAGGCTTTCCAGTAGTTCCTTTTGATCGCAAATCGAAGAAATGAAGCCAATCACTCACGAATGCGGTATGAATCAACTCCGTGTTGGTATCAAGAGGAAGAATAGTTCTCGCATCTTGTGGCTTTAAACCATCATCCTTAACCAAAGACAAATACATCATTTCACATACTCTATTGGCAAACCACCATTTTTCTACCGGACTCCAATGCTCATAACTACCGATGTTCTTTGATAGGTCAACAAATGTTCCACCATCAAAAGACGATGGATTAACCGCATAATCTTCGCTAACCCACTTTGGCTTGTTGATAGCAATCTCTCCTCCGAACTTATCTTTACTATAGTTGCAATATCGGGTGCTTTGTTCCGCTACGGAATCTACACGATGTCTGTTAGCCTCTCTACTTACCGCAATCTGAGTAGTAAAGCGGACGGTTATTCGCTTCTCATGCCATTCCGTAGGCTCGCAGATATAGTCCAAATCATCAAACCATTCATTCTCTACTATCACTCTGTAGTTGGTCGTAATATAGTAATCGTTACCTATCTGCATCACCTTGGAATACTTGTTCTCACGATAGTGCTTGACCAATAAAGACTCCGGTACAAAGAACTCGTTATCGTAAGCAACATGGAGATAGATTGTTCCATGCTCCAACACAGCATAGTGCGTTGAGTTCATCATACGCTCAACGAAAGGCTTTGCGCTGTCTTTGTCTATCTTCATAGTTGACGCATAGCAAGTGCGACCACATAGCTCTATCTGCTTGTAAACTCCATCCATACCCTCACCTTGGGATAGGATTTCGTATTTCGGTTCTAATATCTTCATATCCTTATAAGTTTTAATATTCGACCACAAAGATAGCTATTATATTCCACTCTACCAAAAATTAGCACTCAGTTTAACAACACTTATCTATATTGTGAAAAACAAAAACTATCACCATAAAAAAAAGAGGAGAGTGCATCACGCATTCCCCTCCTTCTCGATTATATATCAATATTACTACAGTTGTCTTAGTGTGTCTCACCGCTTGCAAACATATCTACTTGCTTGGAAGACTTGTAGCCGATGATTTCCAATACCTCCCCAAATTTAGAATCATACCAATGTGGTTGTGTTTGATTCATATTCTTCTCGTTGATGTCGTTCTCACCATAAGCCAATCCTTTCTTGGTAATCTCACAATACTTGTGTACCTTGTTCGTACCCTTGCGCTCTTTTAGTTTCAATAATCCTGCCTTTACCGCCAACTCATTGAACTTTCGAGCAGACAAGCCTACACCATGAGATTTCAATAACTCCGTAGCGGAATGCTTTGCACCATTCGGTGCGCTCACATAATCAGGTGTCGGCAACCCTAATGGTTCAGCAATTTTCTTAGCCATCGCCAATTTGGAAACATCGCTGAGGTTCAGATAACCAGGAAGAAAGTTCAACCACTTCAGCTTGATGTCAAAGGAATCGGAAGCCTTCTTGTCCAGCTTCTCCTGCTCGTACTTGACTCTGGCAGCTTTCTCGACTTCGATGAAGTACTTACGGAACAATCTACCTTGCTCATTGTTCTCAATCATACACAACTCCTTTGCCATATCCAAAGATAAGGCATACTCAATACGACTTCGACCACCATTTGAGTTTTCCATAATTTTGTGGAAAACTTCAAAATCTTGATTTTCAACGAATCCATACTTTTCTATGCGATTTTTAATCCATGTTGAAAAGTCTTGCTTACTGCCCAACTTTTGGTGCAGCTCCCTTGCGTTCACGGCTTGTTTGCCGTCATGCTCGATAATCTCTACAACTTCAATACCTCTCTTTTCATTGTTAAGGAACTCTGAGACTACTGGTAAAGCCTCTACATTTACATCAGTTTTGTTAAATTCTAATGTCATTTACCTAAAATTTAAATTGTTAATAATTATATTTGGCTGTGGTGGAAACGAAAAGCCCCATCCGCTAATGTGGTAAGAGCGGACAGGGCTTGTGTCAACCGTCCACTTATGTAAGGCGATGAACGGAATGACGAAGCTCCACGCTTGGAGCTAATGAAAATATTTATTTTGTAAAATTGTTCAAATGTCAGTCAGTCGTGCGCCTTACTTCACAACCTTGTTATTTCGGCTGCAAAGTTAATGCTATTTTCTTTAACTTGCAAACGCTTTAGTGTTTTGTTTAAAACATTAACGTTTGTTTTACTTTGGAGGACTTCTGTCCTCGCCAGCACGACCAACCATTGTGGCACGATGCTGCACATTACTTCTTCTTTCCATTGCTCACGGAATTTAATTGTTAAACATCAAAGATAATGTGCAGTTGTTTCGGTGTGCCTCACCTTATATATTGTTACGCTACCATTGATAGCATTTCTTTAGATTGCATCTGAATCCATTGGCAAGCATCCTTGCGGAAAAAGATGTCAGAATCGAACCGCTTTCCATCCACGATAATGTGGCTACCTTTGCACTCGAACTTGTGGTTTCGGGTCAATGGTATCAAAAGGTATGTATCACCCTCTTTCTTGTCGTACACAAGCGTCAAATCCGTACCGATAACCTGTGATACCACCTTGCGCTCATCTGAGCTTAAAACGCCAATCTTGCCATCATGCTCAACGTAAAGAGCATCCTTCAAATTCTTATCCATATCTCTTAAATATTTAATGTTCAAAGTCCGGTGCAGTTTAGCGTGTGCCTCACGAAATCTATTACAAATCACACTCGTATGAGTATTGCTTTTTCAGCTTATTCAATGCATTCTCGGTAACGTAGTAGATGTTATCGAAATACTCGCTTTTCTTGATGCTTCGGCTTTCCTTCAGCTCTACCTTGTGATTGAATGTCACTTCGTAGCGGTTTGCGATGCTTGTAATCAGGAAATCGACCTCACGCTTGCGTTTGTCCAGCTCGGTCTCTTTATACTCTCCACGCTTGATAAATGCGTCCTTGTTCGTCTCTTCGATGGTTGCAACCATGTTGCCTTGCATCACGATAATCTTTGCACTCATATCTAGTTTCTTTTTAAATCCTTAATAACCTTGTTAAGCAACTCTAATCAAGTTGTAGTTCTTGAATTGTCTCCACTCGCCCTTAACTTCATCCCAATACTTTGTGCAGTCCTTGCAAGCGTAACCCTTGCCGTTTGGAGTGTAGTCAATATGACTCTCCATCAAAGTGCCGAAAGCCTGACGAATCTCACCATTCATTTTCTGAAAATAGAACTCAACGACCTGCTTCTTCATGCGAGCCTTCAGCTTGATAACCTGCCAAGCTTGCTTCAAGCATTCTGCCCAACTCATATAAGCACCTTTAAGCTGAAATGCTCTGTGAGCCATATTCATTACTTCTCTCATCATATTCTTAAAAGTAGTAGCCATAATCACTATACCGTTTTACGAGTGCCGACTCGGAGGTACAACCTCAGCTAAATTAATAATGTTATTGTGACCTTTGTTTCTTAATCACGATGCAAAGGTAACATATTTACGTTACACTACCAAATATTTTAGAAAGAAAATGTAACGTATTTAAGTTAATTAACAGATATTCGTTTGTAACGTACTATTCTTTAAACTTCGTTAATACTTTTACGTATATATGCTACATTTCAAATATTATTCTTATCTTTGCAAGAAAATAACAATGTAACGTATTACGTATTATGAGATTTAAAGATGTTCTTAATAAATATGGTGTAACGCAACAAGACTTAGCAGACCGGATGGGTATGAATAGAGTTTCGGTTTCTCGTTTACTTAGCGAGAAAAACGACTTACGTATATCAACTATCGAAAAAATAGCAAACGCTATAGGCTGTCCTGTAGCAGAATTGTTTGATAAGCAGAACAATGTAGATGCTATGAGTGATTTCATTGCCCTAATTAAACAAGGTGGTGAGTTGTATTCCGCATCGTCCATCGCTGAGGCTAGGGCTTTGCTTGACAAGCTGGAAAGTAATTAGGTGAGCGTTCCTCTCAAGTATTGATAATTAAAACAATTAGATTATGAAGAAAGATTTGTTAGTTGCCGTAATAATAATGCTTGCATTACCATCTAAGGCACAAGAATATATCAAGGCGATGCCTGTAGTTCCCAAGAAAGGATTTCAGACATTTGGGCAGTATATAGAGACACATGATGTATCTGAAATGGATGGTGATACCGTAACGTTGGCAAATGTCTATGGAACTATAGGTTATGCCGTGATGGATAGGTATGTAGGGCGTATTGATAGAAGTTTCTTTTTAATGATGCAGGATGCTATATATGAAGATGACAAGAATGTAGATTCCAAGAAGATGCTTTATGTTCCTATATCACCTAGTAAATATGAGCTGACAGAAATCAATACCAATGTTATTAAGAAGAAGTTAAAGGAGGATTTCATACTCACCCAGAATAATAGCTTTTTCTTTAGGAATGATAAGTTTGTGGTTAAGGCAGAATGGTATTATGGAAGAAAACGTGTAACGTTTCATTGCCTAACATATCCTAAGCATTATATTCTTGCAATTGGTGAAGAAAAGGAAGAAAAGAAAGTTTTTGTTCCACCAATAGATAGAAAAAGTTTAATAGAGAATCCACAAATGTAGGATGCAACCAACGCAGATTTGCGTCCGTTCCACAATCCAAATGTGATTTGTGGTTGCATTTCAAAGGATAAATAGGACGGATATTCTGTCCTATTGAACCTTTGAAGACAACACCAATCATTCAACGAGCTAGAAAACAAGCCCGATGGTTTTCACCCAAATTGGTGGAAACGTTCCTATTAGGTCACTCCGGCTTTTACTGGACTCTTAGGTTTTTGCCAATTTTGTCTAAAACCTACATTCATATAGCCAAATTGGGTGTCGTGATTTGCGACACCCATACTTACTGATAAATAATATAGACTAATAGGATTTTTGTATCTTTGCCTATTTTTACCACTTTTTGGTAAATTTGATACCCTTACTATGAATACATTTTATAGAGATTTGCCCTGCATCCATTTTTCACAACTTTATGAAAAACCTTACCATTTGCTTTCAATGGGGGTAAATGATGCTTAACCCCTCATTTGATAATTTTATCAAGCGAGCATCTTCTTACTTCTTCATTTCACAAATTTAGGAAATGAACCCTCGGGGAAATTTTTCCCTCGGCTACTTTCAAGGTGTGAAGACTTGCATCTGGACGCATACCTGCGCTTAGTTGCATTTCTCCACACCTTTTGTATTACAACCTATCCACCTTGTTTTTGATAGTGTCAAGATTACGGCTCATCTGTAAAATATGCTTATTCCAGCTTTCTTGTCGCTCATCTATCGACTGCAAGTACATCAAGCTTTGTGCAAGAATGGTTCTTCCCTCATCAACGGCAACCCATATATTACCTACATCACCCATAATGGTATTCACGCTAGCCGTTAATAAGCTACCCTCTATACCACCATCACGAGCCGCAATAGCATCCAACTTGGTATTTATGAGCTTTGCTTCCTCATACGTTCCCTCTGTGGCGATCTGCACCGCAGTGAAACGACCATTCAACTCTTCTCCTGTATCTTGGCTCATTGATTCAAAAGAACCGGAAGAAGCGGACTGCTCGTAAGATTGCTTGTAACCCGTAATATCAGCAATATTATCACGAATAGCCAAACCCTCTTGAACTATCTTGTCATACTCTTCTTTAAGATTATTCAATTCGGTTGGCGTGAGCTGCCTTCCTCCATTCTCCTTCATCTTGTTTGCCCAGCTCTCATAAAGAGGCTTAAGCTTTTTATTCATAAGGTCTCCCAAAGCGAAGTTAAGCATCGACTGGTTGAGCATTGTAGTGAAGTCATTAGAAAAATCCTTTGCAGACTTACTCATATCCATAAGATTGTTTATGAAGTCACTCTTCATCGAATCAAAGGTTGTTTGAGTCAAATTCTCATTGATTTGCTCCGTCAACTCCTCTAGTTTTCCCGCCAGTTCTGTATATTGCTCCCAATATTCCGTCTTATCATACTTACCTTGGTCGGTCATGTTCTTCCATACATCCGCATTATGTGTACGAATGTCAGCCATCTGCTCTGGAGTGAGCTTATATATATCCTCCAAGGAATTAACCTTGTTTATCGAAGAATTGGTATAACCGCCTCTGACTGCCGATTGCTGTGCCAAAGTCTTATTGATTGCCGCATAATCTTGTGCAGAAAGATTCCAATAATAAGCATTTGAATGGTGTGCCCCATGATACCCCATCTGTGTTTTGAGAATATCCATCGTTTGGGTATTAACCTGCTTTTGGGCATCATAAGCAGCATTATAATTGCTGACTGCCGTATAACCGGAAGACTTGTCGATAGAATCCTTTAACTTATCAATAGAATACATCAATCTGTCATTGCTCTCGGTCAGCTCTTCTGTTTTCTTCGCAACTTCTGCACCATTACCTCCGCCAATACCGAACATCTTGCCCAACGAGCCAATGGTTTTTATTCCATTCATAGCCGCACCTATGTAGTTTCCGCTTGCAAAATCAGAAAAGGCTTGTGTTCCACTGTTCAATGCATCCATTCCGTTATTCACGGCTTTACCAAAGCCTGTGTTTCCGAGACCCAAAGCATCGACTAACCCAGGAAGGTCTTTCAGCTTCTCTTGGATTTTCCTCAAGCCTTCAGCCCATTCCTCTATAGTATCATGCAAGCTCTTCTTTGCAGCATCCTGCTTTACCTTGGCTTCTTCCTGTGCCTTTCCGACTTCCTTCGTAGCCTTTCCGACCTTAACCTCTGAAACCGCCAAATCATCAAAAAGCTTACGTAACTTCTCCGTTTGGCTTACACTGAGATTCTTGGTAGAACCCATAAGTTTGTCCTTATTGGCAGAAGTGATATTACTGGTATCTATGTTAACCCCACTTTCCGCAAACACACCTTGGATTTTTCTCCTTTGGCTCATATTATCAGCCTTGGCATCAAACTCCCCCTTTCTAGCTTGTGCCAATCGGTCTTGCGCATCCTTCGCCTCATCAATAAGCCTACGGTGTTCACGGACTGCATCATTAACCAATCCCCATCTATCCTTCTGCTCGGAAATCGCATCATCAATCTTGTAGATTTGGTCAGATACGGTTTTCATGTCATCAATTTCCAACGTACCCGAACCAAGCAACTCCTTCATTTTCTTACGAATGTCTTCAAGATAAGGAATACTCAATCGGTTCATATCCTGAAAGACAACATCCCAATTGATAGAATCCTTGAAATCCGAAAAATTCAACTTCTTCAACTGGTCGTTCATCTCCATTTCAGCGTTCGCTGCACCAAAAGTATCTCCCTTTTCTCTTGCAAGGTCTATCTTGTCGGCATATTCTTTCAAGATAGCATAACGTTGTTGTTCTAAGCTGCCGTATTGCTTCATGAAATCCAACATGTCCTTTATCTCTGCTTGCTGGATTTCCTTCAGCTTTAATTGCCTCTGTTTCTCAATCAAGGCAATTTGGTCTTCTGAGTTCTGCCCAATGGTCTTCCCAAGATGATTACCCTTGTCGTCAACCATTTGTGTGTCCAAGACCTCTTTGCGGTATTCCGCATCGGACTTACCCTGTTTCCACATGTTGGCTTTACGACCCTTGCCCGAATTTACCCAAACGATCTGGTCTTTCTTTTTCTTAGCCTCAACGAGTTTGTCAATCGAATCCTCTATAGCCTTTTTCTCCTTGTCTGAAGACATATTAATTTGAGCAATCTCCTTTTCGGTCTCATTTTTAATCAATTCCGTTCTTCGCTTTGACAACTCATCACTGGCTTTCTCCGAATAGAATGAAATAGACTTGGAATAGTCCTCCTCTGCCTTGCGCTTGTTACCAGCCATCGTCTCCTTTTGATTTGCTTCACGCTCTGCCTTAGTTGCCGCACGTTCCGCTTCACGTTTTTTCTTAGCTTCAGCAGCGAGACGTTTCTTTCTCTGACCCTCAGTCTCGGTTGGTGTACTTTCTACCTTTTCCCCCTTGTATTGAAGCCCTCGGTTTTCATTATAAATAGTCCAATAATCCTTATTTACACCACCAAACTTCTTTGTTGTATCTCCTGGCTTATGGGTTTCCAACCACGCCAATCTAACTCTTGCACTCCTAGCCCTTTGGCTCTGAGACATATTCTTAATCCAAGCTGGCAATGATTTATCATCATAATCCACCTTGATTTTCATATGATAAGTTCTCTCGCAAATCTTTCGGATTTCATCCATTTCAACAGCCATTTCCTTAAAAGACTTTTTCGACAATCTGGTGCGTGCGGCATTCTCGCTTGTACTATCAGAAAGCTTATTGATAGCATCCCTGGTTTTCTCTACTGCCGCTCTTGCCTTATCCTCCGCATCAAGAGACTTTTGCTTATTTACATTGGCACGCGTGCTTGCTGCAATATAGCTATATGTCTCAGCGGTTATTTCTGCTATTTGTTCTTTTGTCAGCTTCAGATTGAGATAGTACGCTTCAATATCCTTGTATACATTTCCAGATACCCCTCGTAGCTTTTCTACTGTTTCTTTGTACTTGTTAGTCCTTTTATCCAATCCATCGATTTCACCTTGCAGCTTCGCCATTTTATCCAAATCTTCTTGGCTTACCAACATAGTCGCCATCCCTGCTTGTTCCTTGGTAAGAACACCATCCGTGGCATTTATGAAATTCGTTTTAGCTTTATCCTTATCGTTCTTGTATGTATCATAAATCTGCTGTATAGCATTTTGATGTTCCATTGCCACCGTTTGTTCCTCAATGACACCTATCAGATCTTCCTTATGCTTTATAAGCTCTTGTATCTTTGAAGCTTCGTTTTCGGACTTCATGATTGCGGAATCGAGCACTACACCATATTGTTCGTATGCGCTTTTCAGTGCATCTATCGTGTCTTTATGACTTTCCGCATCCTTTCCATCCCCTAAGATAGCAAACAATGCACGAACCTTTGCACTTGCCTCGGATGCTTTATTACCTAAATTTGTTGCCTTTGTCGCAACATCTTCTGTTTCGTCACCAAACATAGAGAAAACAGAAATAGCTGTGCTCACCAGAGTAACGATGGTAGTTAAAGGATTTGCAAGCATTGCAGCCCAAAGACTACGCAAGCTTGTTGTCAAAGCATTAGTTGCCCAAGAAAAAGCCGATTGAGCCAAGGTTGCTGCCTTTGTGCCAACTGACATCATTCCTGTAACAAAGGAATTGCGTTGCTTCGCACTTGTATTCACGTTTTGAGAAACCGTATTTGCTCCGGTAGCCGCAGAATTAACATTCTCTGTGGTTGTGTTTGCCGCATTAGACGCAGATTGCCTTGTGGTAGCTCCCATATTAGCATTTCGTGCCGCAAAGTTCGCATTCTCAGATGTCGTATTCCCTTGTTTGGCAGTAGTATTCGTATTAACCGCAGCCGTATCACCCTCTTTTGCCGCAACACCCTCATTCACCAGCTTATTTATCTCGTCCGCACTAGCTCCAGTTTCTCCATAGATTCGGTTTTCCTCCTCTATAGCTTGATTAAGCTCTTGGGTTACACCTTTAAGGTCTTCTTGCATACCCAATACTTTTTGGTCTGCGATATATGCCTTTTGGGAAGCCTCATAACTCTTCTGCTTGAGGTCGTTCAACTTTTGCTGCTCAGCTACATATTGATTTACTGCTTGGTCTCGTAATTTCAAATCATCACCAAAGCTATCATCATAACCGCCCAAATCTGTCACGTTTTGGTATGAAGACTTTACCTGCTCCTTTTTTGCGGCTACAAGTTCTTCTTGCTTCTTGATTTGAGCACCGATTTCCTCAACAATTCCATGTTGTTCCCTTGCCTCTTCTTTGGCTAATTCGATGCTTGCTTCTGCCTGTTTCTTCTTTTCCTCTATAGCATTTGTGTTAAGAATAGCCTTACCCAAAGGAGTATTGTTAGCCTCGTCTATAGCGGCTTTCTTTGCAGCCTTTGCGTTAATTTCAGCAGCCATTTCCGCATCGGCTCTCTTCTGTCGTGCGGCTTCCTCTTCTATTTCTTTTGTCCGCTTTGCGTTCTCATACTCCATGCGCTCATTATCAGCAGCCTTTTGCTGGGCAACCAGTAAATCTCGCTTTGTTTGGAGTTGTTGAGCCATCTGCTCGGTGATAAGACCCTCGTTTCTCGCCATCTCAATTTGCTTTGAGACGATTTCCTCGGTCTTATCATCACCAATGTTTGACGTATCGGCAATAGCATCACCTAAAGCCTTGTATCTATTTGCCCGATACTGCTTGGTGTCTTTACCATTTAAGGAACGGAAGTTGTTTTCTTGGTCTCTTGCCTCTCCTAACTTAGAATCAAGTTCCTCTGTGATTGATGCCATTGTCATAGCATTCTGAACCTTCTGAATGCTTGCCGCTGCCATCAAGCCAGCCTTGTAAGTTCCGACCATAACAACCGCTGAACCAATAACTTTAACCAAAGTTTCCCAATTCTCTATCAGAGAAGATATTAAGTCAAGACCTGTACCAAAGATTCCTTGTGTCTTTTGTCCTATAGAGTTGATTGCTTGGTCTATCGTATCTTCTATGTTCGACCAACGACCTTGAAGGGTTTCGGCTTGCTTGTTCATCAAGCCTCCGAATTTGCTACCCTCGCTTGACATCTTCACAATTGCTTCTTTCACCAAATCAGCTCCGACCTTTCCATCTGTAACCGCTTGCTGAACCTCTTGGGTTGTCTTACCCATAATTTGCCCCAACGTCTCTGCCATCGGAATGCCTCGGCCCATAAACTGGCGCAAGTCAACTGTAAACATTCTTCCTTGTGAAATGGTCGTGCCATACAAATAAACAAGCTGCGACAAAGGAATATTAAGGCCAGAAGCTATATCACCCAAATGTACCAAGGTATCATTTACTTCATTGGCTTGAATTCCATATGCTAAAAGTTGTTTCGCGCCTTCTGTAACGTCTGTCATGTTGAAAGGTGTGCGAGCAGCAGTTTGGATAAGTTCATCCATAAGCGCACCAGCCTTTTGTTCGCTACCCAACATTGTTGTAAAAGAAATTTCTAATTGTTGGAATTGAGAGCGGACGTTAAAGATGTGCTCAGCCAATTGTTCAAAGCCCAAACCTCCAACCAAACTCATAGCTAGTTGTCTTGCGTCTCCATTCAAACGACCAAATAATGAGGAAATACCTTCACCGACAGTAGGGGCTTGCTTCATTTCCGCAATCATTTGGGCAAAAGCATTCGTCATTTGATTGGTCATATCCTTAGCAGGAGATACAGAACCCGAATACTTAGCATATTCCGTTTGCATATTCTGTAACTCTTGTCTCGCTTGCTTGCTTAATCCCGTAAGATTCTCCAATCTAGCCTTTTCATCTTTCAACGAGGCATAGCCGGATGATATGTTATCAGAAAGAATTGCGCTTGTTCCTACATCAAGGCCACCTCTGCGCATTTTGCTTTCCATTTTCGCTATCTCGTCTGAAAGCTTCTCTATCTTTCGCCTGGTCGTGTCGGCTTGCAATTCAAAAGCATATACTTCCCGTGTCAAAGATTGCATTTTCTTAGCATAATCGCTGCTCATTACCAAAGAATAACGACCCATTGTTTCGCTTAATTCGGTTACTTTACGCTTTTGTTCCGCATATTTATCCGTGAGGTCTTGAACCACAGATTTATCTGTCGCTCTCGAAGTCTTCAACAACTCACCACGCAATCTTTCAAGTTCTTCCTTGGCTTCCTTGATTTGGGAGAAATTCGCTCGGAGGTTAAATTCTAATTCTGCCATATTTTATGTTTTATTGGCAAAATTAGCTAATAATCAAAGGAATAACGAATGAATTAAAAGGTATGATTTCACAAAAAATTTAAGTGCAAAGAATAAGGTCTAGACACAAAAAAGCCTTCCACATTCACATGCAGAAGGCTCGGTTGTTTACTTATTTTTCTTCTATATATAAAGACCGTCAAATCACGACAGCCTGTAATTCTTTTGAAATTCCATGTAAGCAATCAAGAATTTGCTGCTTACGTTTTTTGCTAGGCTCATGGATTCCCATTGCATACTGACGCATCAGAGAAGCATTAATGCCAGCTTTCTTTGCGACACCATTTATATTCAGATATGAAAAATAATCGAAGAAAGAACCTATATCATACCGGAACTCAAACACCAATTCAGGCATTTGTTTTCCCTCTTCTTCAAGAAGCTCTTTAATCTCTTCCTTTGCTACAAAAATATCATCCATCGCTTGTTTTGCAGAGTTGCCAAATCCGGCTAGATGGAAGTCTGGAAATTTATCCACCATATAGCAAGAAAAATTCTTTTCTTCTTTACACTTTTCTACTTGTATAATTACCTTTGTTGCCATAATTCCGATTCTAAACTTTAAAAAGAGGTCTTAAACCCATATCAACGTCTTGCTATATAAGCGAAAAAATTGCTGGGCTTAAAGCCCAAGCAATCTTTCAAGAATACTGTCGTAAGTCTTTCGAGAAACTTCACGACTGCCGTGCCGTGGCACTGGACATTTAAGTTTTGTTGTTGGACTAAACCAAATGTCGTGATTACCACCATGCCGAACCACATAGCAACCTGCTTGGGTCAGCTTTCTCAATAATTGACTAGTCTTCATCATATATAGAAGAAATTAATAAATAAGTAAAAGACCTCTTTTGTCCTTAAGACAATGCAAAGATATAACTTTTTTGTTATATATGCAAATAAAAGGATAACTTTTTTGTTATATTAACCTCAATTAACAAAAAGTCTTCTACATTCACATGCAGAAGACTCTGAGTTCTATATAACAATTGAAGCCACACGCTTAAAAGGTTGCGGCTCTATAGCTTTAACGCAGACAACACGCTTTTTATTGTGCTGAAACGGCTTTTAATATCATTATAGGATGATACGGCAAACATTGGCAAAGGTCTCACATTCCCTATTATCAAAGCACCTTTGCGCAAAGACTCCTTGATTTCCTTCATCGTTTGAGTGAATCCATATTCAGCCTGTTCTTCCTTTGGAACAATCACATAACCATCACCATAAATGTTTTTAAGATAGCATTTCTTTCGCTTCAGCATATCCCAACGCAATTTATCTACCAAGGTCATATAATCAAACTGCTGTTTATCCTTGGCTTGGAATAGCTTCTGGACATCCTTGTAATCATCCCAACATAAAGGAGTAATACCAAACTTTAATTTCATCCATTCATGCGAAATCAATTGACCATCTTTAAATGTAGAAAGAATTTCTTCCTCCAAACCATCAAAACCATTTTTCGTATCTTCTTTCATATTTTCATTCTTTTAATGTTGCTCCCTACTAAGGAATCGAACCTTAGATAACCACCATGTAGGGAGTTCGTCTCTACTAAACCTCACCGAACCTTACCATACTTTACCGTACCTCACCTCACCAAACCTTGCAATACTCCACATAACCTCACCTCACATAACCGCACTAAATATTTTTATAGCACAATGGCGAGGAGTCGAACCTCGCCTACGACCTTCATTGTGTTCTTCTCTACCACACCTCACCTCACTAAACATTACCGCACCTTACCATACTTCACTAAACCCTACCAAACCTCTCCGCACCATACCTTATTATTGAATGAATTATTTCTTTTCTACTTTAAACGCTCCATAAAGCTTTCTGTAAGTACCGACATGATAGCGAAGACCTGCAATCTCAGCCACCTGTAATACTTCCTCCTCGTTCAGCTGAGTCTCATCGAACCAGCAAGTAACTTCTGTTGACCATTCTGGGAATATCGCTCTTGTTGCAGGGACTTTAACAGAACCTTTGATACCACACGCTCTTGTGTCAACATAAGATGTTGATGGGTCAAAATAACCCTCCTTTGTGCGACCAACCTCAAAAAGTTCTTCCGGTGTCTTGTCGTTGTCCTTGAATTGCAATACACCATCACCATAAAGACCGAAGGAACGCTCAAACTTCTTGCCAAGCTTACGTTCTTTGGCAGCAGCTTGAAAACTACCCTCTACATGCGATTGTGGTAACACATACTCGCCATTGCGATAGTACAAGGATGCAAGGAATTGCAATCGGCAAATCTCCAACAAATCATCATCTGTCTTTGTTCGCTTGCTAGTCAATGGCTGCAAAAGTTTCTTGTACTTGTCAAATGGGTCAACTACTCTTGGATTGTGAACCATCAAAGGCTTAGTGCCTACCAATTTCAATGAAATCGTCTTCATTACTCTACATAATTATTAATTAAACACGGCAGTTTTACAGGTATGCCTCTTACCTTTTGGGCAAAACAAAAGCCCCGCCCGCTAATGTGGAAAGTGCGGACGAGGCTAAAAGTATAGAAAAGCCCGAAGACTCTTAAATTTCTTCTTATCTCAGTAACCATGCTTTCCACTTCACGGCTGAACCATTTCTGATTTCGTTTGCAAAGGTAAGCATTTTATCTGAAACTTGCAAGAGTTTTAATGCTTTTCTTTTATTTGTTAACGTTATTTTAATATAAGATACATTTATTTTAAATTACACATTATTATAAAGACCTTAGTATTTCATGTAAGGATTATACGTATCAAAATACCCATACCGTAATATGTAGTTATAATCTATTTTTTTCTTTGGCTCAACATAAATGATTTCAGAGCGGCTTTTGTTAAGGCACGCTATATATTCGTCAACCTTTCCACATACTTTTAATTTTACATAAGCGAGCCAACCAGAATGCACAAACTTCAACTCTTTTTCATTTAACGAATACGTCATATCAATATCCTCATTTACCGCCTCTTGTTTAAGAGAAGATACTGCGGCTGCTATTGGCATTATATTATTATCGAATTTTCTCTTTTGTTCATACGTCAAACTTGATGGAACGGACTTTATCAATGAATCCACTTTCATTTCAGCCTCGCAACAATTAATGTAGGTTCGGCTTTCCTTTTCCCCTTCTATAACAAAAGCACTATCAATTTTTATAGTAGAAACATACTCATATCCTTGTTCTGATAGCATTTCCTCAATATCTCTAGGATTATTACATCCACTGCACACCATCAACAAGGGAATTGCTGCGATGATGGCAATTATTAATTTCTTCTTCATAATCACATTTATTTAAATTGTTAATATACTAACTTTACAACATTAAACCTGTTAATTCATTTATTTGCAAATTGGATGTATTCCTATGATGCGTTCGACATCTTTATCGAAGAATACTTCATATCTTGTACATTTTCTATTTTTGTCTATATACGCACCATTAATCTTATCGGGAGAGATAACAACATAATAACCACATAATTCTGTATGATTATTAATCATGCCAATCTCATCAGCTTTTTCCAACAGATTTTTTGCATTTTGCTCTTGTCTTTGTATCTCATTACAAACATAATTGATATTACTACTAGACAAATGCATATTCCTAGACAACGAGTCGTTGCGCCACAAACTATTATAAGCAACCATAATCATTTCGGTAGAAGCAGGATTGCATTGAAATTCCTCTAACTTCTCTACATTGGCGCATTCAAACCCTCTTGCCTTAATAAGGGCATCTGCTTTGTTTTCCTTTGATGTACAACTAGTCAACAAAAGCACAACAAAAGAAATAAAATATAAGACCTTCTTCATGATCTAAACGTTTAATAATATATTTACATTTGATTCTTATCTACTCTAGAGAATAACAAATACTTTTGCTCTAATTTTCAACGACTTGTATTTTTATTACAGAAGTATTGTTATTTTACTTTTCAGCTTCATTGTACTCATAATCCCAGAGGAACAACTTGCCTTTGACGTTTCTAATCGGCTCATCGAACAATTTAGCATTCTTCAAGAACCAGTGATACTGAAAATCTTCAGCAAACGCATCCGGATAAGCCTCATGGAATTGAATATCATCCAACTCTACGCTGCCGATAATGGCTGACGTTGGCAAGTCTTTGAAGTCCGGAATAACAATACCATGCTCTTGGCAATATTTCTTCATTGCGCTCTCCTGCCATCCGTCAAGTTTTTCGGGTTTGGCTTGGCTAGCATGAATAAGGAAACGACCACGGAACTTTCTATTCCAGGTTCTGTTTTCAATGGTCTTGCAGCCGATAGCGATTAACCAAGCATACGGCTGGCGAATTGATAATACTTTCATAAGCTCATTGTTTTATTGTTTACATCTGCAAAGGTAGCAAAAACCTTTGAAAAATGCAAGAAAACTCTAATTTATTTTCATGTTTTCTTAAAATAATCTTGAAATAGTTTGCATATTTCAAATATTTTTCGTATCTTTGCAGTGTAATCAAAGAGAGATTACAAAGGGGATGCCGAAAACCTGAAAGAGTAGGTAAAATGAAATCCCAAAGTCTTATGAACGTTCTCAAAGTTTCATTGAAGATTTGGAAAATAGAAATCTTATCATTCACGATTAGATTATTCTAACTCCAAGGGAGGTGGTGCTGCCCACCGCCTCCCACCTTGGGATTTCGTTGCAAAGGTACGAAATTTATTTCAAACCACCAAATTTTTAACGTATGGACACAAACGAAGAAAAGACAGCCAAGTCATGGGGAGGTGCAAGAGAAGGCTGTGGACGCAAGAAGAAATGCGCTAAACGTATGTTCTTTTCTGCCACAGAAGAAACACTCGACATCCTCAATTCTTTAGATGGAAACAAGAGTGACTTCATCAACGAATGCATCCTTAAGGCGGTAAGAGGTTAAATCCTCTTCCGTCTTTTCTTTCTAATTCTGTCCCAATCCGGTTTAAGCACATCCATCGTGCCGACCATCGCCTTGTACTTGTCGCCAAGTTCACCCTCGTTCATAGAGGAACGGAAAGTATACATCTTGTATCGTTCATGCTCTGGCACATATAGTCCCACCATCAAGGAACGGACTCCATCTACCTCCTGCTCCGGTGCTATCAATACAAGCCCCTCGTTCATGCTTTCCAACTTGAAAATCTTTGAGGTGACAACCTCATAATAGTCTAGTATATTCATATTCTTGTCTCCTATAATTATTTTGTACGTTCAAACACTTGTAAACGGCTCCGCGTTTATACCTTGCATAATTCAAAAAAAGTAGTAACAGCTGATTAAACAAATGCTGCTACTGCTTTTTCCATCGGTCAGGAAGTAAGTCTCTATATTTCTCCAGTGGGGTATTCGGTTGCCATTCAATGGTCTTTGCTATGACATCGCTAATGTATTCAAACAGATTGATGCCATTCAACTTGCATGAAATAGCTATAGAATATAGGATAGCTCCCCGTCTTGCTCCTTCGTGCGAGCCAAAGAACATAGAGTTTCTTCTTGATAGTGATATGTACCTCTGGATTCTCTCAATGTAGTTGTTATCGAGAGCCGTATCACCTCTTTTGAAGATGTCACAAATGGCATTATATTCATTAAGGGCATAACCGACCGCCTGCGCCAAGGTAGACTTGGGCAGCAAATCCTTCCTGGAAGATATTTCCTCCAGTTTCTCCAATAAATCCTGCAAAATGTCCGGTGCGTATGACTGCCGATAGGCAAGATGGTCTTCAACGGTCCATCCATTTACCCCAACCTTATGTTTTTTGTCTTCTCGATAAAATCTGTTGATGATATCTACGACTTCCTGAGCATCCTTGTCCTCCTTGCCGCAGTCGACGAAGTCTCTCTTGACATGCTGCAGACAGGCGATTCTCATGATGTCCGGATAAGCATCCGACTCCAGTTTCCGGTAAGGAGCATATGCATCACTCTGTATGGTACCTTTATAATCTGAGAATACGTTAAGTATGACCTGCTCAGAGCGTGAACCATCCTCATATACGAAGAAGACAAGTCCCAGTTTAGGCGCACTTACAGCCCAGAGGTAGCCTTTCTTCGACCCCTTGTCCGTAGGCTTTGTCTTGGCTAACAGTACTTTATGGTATGTCTCGTCTGCCGAGACATAATCCTGCTGCAACACTACTTGGCAGATAGCCTTATAGAAGTTTTCCAGTACATCGGCACTTCTGGCAATCAGTTTGTTTGCCGTGGCTTTCCTTAACGTAAACCCATTGTCGGCAAAGTATTTGGTGATTCGCTCTACCGGCATGGAATAGATGTATCGCATCTGCAGGAGACCTGCTGCAAAGGAAGGTGAATAGGAAGAATTCAACAACAGAGCCGGCGGAGTCTTCCCCGGATACATGATACTTCCATCCGTATAAGTGTTGATGTGATACACGGTCTTGATGAATTTGATGGGTTCCATGCTGTAACGTATACAAGTACGAGTCCCGAAGAGACGCAACGTCTTCAAAAGCTCTGCATCCATGACTGGATCTATCGTAACATGCACCTCTTTCATCTCGTAATGCATGTCACGCTTGGCACCGTTGTTTTTGCGTGCCTTTCTCTTTTCGGCCTGCTCTGTTTTCTTCTTGTCAAATTCCTCCTGGGTCATCGAGGCTTGTGGATTCTTTTCCTGACGTTCGGACTTCTTGCCTGAAACGAGCTTGCCGAGTGCCTTGTTCTGACGATTCGCTTTGTCAATGGCGATTCCTTTCTGGACGAGTAATTCTTCTAATGACTTTATACGTTCAATGAGTTCGTTGACCTGTAGGGTCAGCGAACTCACTGTAGTATTGGCTTGCTGAAGTTGTTCGTTGGCAAGCTGAAGTTGTTCCTTCAAAAGTACTATAATTTCGTCCTTTGTCATAGTGCAAAGGTACGAAAAAATATCGAGATATGCAAGTATTCTTATATATTATTTTTAGTTATTTTGTTGATATACAATATGTTAATATTTCCCTACCGCTACTATAGATTGAGCCTCTTTCTATATTTCATGCTTTTTAGGCAAATTCCGCTCATGATGGCCGATAGTGTCCTGTACGGCATTTTGCATTGTTTGTTCTTGGGGTC